CGCTTAAAGGTCGAAACCCGCTTAGCTGGTCTGTGCGTAGAGCACACACACACACACACACACACACACACACACACACACACACTGACGAGACCAAGGGACAGAGAAAATGAATAACGCCCAGAAATTTCAAGCCGAATTGACGACCCAATACACGCGCCTTTTCGCAACCCCTGAATATGCAATGGTCGCGGCGCGTTACACCCCAGAAAGCTTGGCAGAGAAAATGACTTCAGGACTGATTAAAGGCATAGCGAATAAAGAGGGCAGAGGCATCGAAAACACATGCAAAACCCTGGGCATCAAGTACACATATAAGGCTATCGCTGCGTTTCTGAGCTAAATAATATGCCGTCTTATCTCCTTTTCAAGGCGCGCATGCTTGGCGCCTACGTCAAACCTAACGGGCTGCTGTGCTTTCCGTCGATTACCGCCCGCTTCCAGTGGTGCGCTATCGCCCGGGCTAACGGGTTTGAATTTCGCTGACTAATCAGGATAAATCATGAGCCATCTGCATCTCGCTTACCCCGGACCTAAATTGCATACCTGGCTCGCACCGTTGCTCTTGGCCTTGATGGACGACAGCCTTACGTCGGCCCTAGCGTATCAACAGGGCTGGAATAGCGCCGCGTCAGGCCTACAGACAAACGGCTATCGCAGTGCCAGTATCGAGTGGTTTGCTTTTGAACTCGGGCGCGCTGATGCGCTCGATCAGTAGGGGTTAATTATGAGCCGACCTGCCGCGAATCTTATCGAACTAATCCGACTACGAGGCCAGGACCACGGCGCATTGCTTGAACATTTAATTATTGTGCTGGTCCATCTTATCCTGGAGGAAAGTTATCGTGTCTAAAAAATTCGAACTGACTAGCGAATTCCTAGTAAATGTTTTCGGTGTAAAACTTTTTCGCATTAAAGCCTTGGCTTCTTTCTCGGATGTAACTATCGGGGATTTAGGGGGTTTTGTAGAAAAAGAAGATAACTTCAGTGCTGAGGCACAGATCTCCGGCGATGCCTGGATCTACGGCGATGCACAGATCTCCGGCAATACGTGGATCTCCGGCAATGCACAGATCTCCGGCGATGCACAGATCTACGGCGATGCACAGATCTCCGGCAATGCACAGATCTCCGGCAATACGTGGATCTCCGGCAAGGCACAGATCTCCGGCGATGCACGGATCTACGGCGATGCACGGATCTCCGACAATGCGTGGATCTACGGCAATGCACAGATCTACGGCGATGCACAGATCTCCGACAATGCGTGGATCTACGGCAATACGTGGGTCTCCGGCGATGCGTGGATCTACGGCGATGCACAGATCTACGGCAATGCACAGATCTACGGCGATGCACAGATCTACGGCGATGCACGGATCTACGGCAATGCACAGATCTCCGGCAATACGTGGGTCTCCGGCGATGCGTGGATCTACGGCGATGCACAGATCTACGGCGATGCGTGGATCTCCGGCGATGCACGGATCTCCGGCGATGCACGGATCTCCGGCGATGCACGGATCTCCGGCGATGCACAATTAATTTGGTTTTCTAAAGTCGGTAGCGAAGAGGGCACGCTTACTGTATTCAAAGCGGAAGCAGGGCTGAAAGTAACGCGAGGATGCTTCTTAGGCACCGATGTTGAATTTTTAGCCGCCGTAGATATTAAGCACGGTGCGGATTCCAAGATTGGCAAAGAATACCATTTGCTGATCGAGGTCGCTCGGTCACGGTTAGGAGGTTAATATGCCCTTACTCGGTAATCGGTCGCTAGGCCATGTGCGCAGCCTGCAAAAATCAGCCAAGATCACCGCACTTGAAGCAAGTAATCAACGGCTTATGCAGGCGCTTATCGGCATCATGCGCAATCCCGGGCTCGAAGGCCCAAGACTCGCTAAACTAGCTGAAGAGGCATTAGCCGCAGATCAGCTAGCCCGTCACCCGGAGGAATAAACCATGCGCCACGTTAGCACCACTGAAATGCTTTCCCGCCTTGAAGGCTTGCTAGGCACGAAAGATTTAAACGATTGGGAACAAGGCTTCGTAAGCGGCCTTCTTAGCGTTAGCTCTATAAACGATCTCACGTGGCTCAGCGATAAGCAGGTCGAGACATTAGAGCGGCTACACAATAAACATTTCGCTTAACGGAGACAGCCATGGCTACCCCCACGAAAAGCTTGAAAGACCCGAAATTCAAATACCGCAATAGTGCTGAGACGGATATCAGCGTGACTTTCCGGCGCGAGCGTAAGCGTCTGGAAGCCTTGAAAGCTGTTGAGGAAGTTGCACCTGCACCGAGTTATACCGCACGGCCTTTGATGTTCGGGAGGCGAGTGAAATGATTAAAACCACCATCGGATCGAGCATCATCTTGATCAATAGAAAGGAGAGGCTATGAAACAGATAGCACTAGGGCAATCAATCGCTCTATACACACCCTCCGGCGCGGACAGCCCGGAACCCGTAGCTAAGCTGGTGTACGGCGAATACAATTTTGAAATTAGCTATACGCTGATGCACTGGATTACGGGCTGGCTGGGACATGGTATGTTTGGGGCGGACAGCGTACCGATTGCAGCAAAGGCGAATACTCGGGCTGCGTTTAATCGCGTGCGGTCAGCAATGATGCTTGACGCCTTGCAGGAAAACGGCATCCAAGACCTCGAAGACTTGTGCCCCTTTGTGCTGCCTCACCCACAGAATCCCGCATAGCGCGAATCTCTTTGACTTAGAATAGAATTAAAGCATTTAGGCTGAGCGACCTATCCGCTCCGTACCGGCCCGATAAGGCCTTATCTCTACCGAACGGAGGACGCCATGCACACGACGGAGTAATGTCCGTTAAAAAGCCCCGGACCTTAGCAGGTATCCGGGGCTTTCCATTTCAATAGGGCCTAACTCAGCGCCCGATAACTTTTACAGATGCAGCAGTTCCTTCAAGCGCGCCCACAAGGCATGTACTTCCGCGCCGGCGTCGTCGTAAGCCGTTTTGATATGGCTTTCCACTTCTGCAGCTAGGTCCGTAGCTTCATCGTGATCGGTAGGGGTAATCACCACGCCGGTTGTGCTCGGATCAGCAGACACCACGGCCGGGGTTTCAGCGGCAGGCTCGGTTTGCGCAGCATCTTGAACAGCAGGGGTTTCGACCACAGGTTCAGCTTGCGCGGCATCTTGAACAGCAGGGGTTTCGACGACGGCCGCAGTGCTCGCTTCCGCGGTAGCAGCAACTTCAGGGGTCGATACTTCGGTGACAGGTTCGGCTGCGGGTACGGCTTCCGGGGTTTCGCCAGTTACGGTCTGATCGCTCATTTTGTTTCCTTGGTTCAAGTTAATAAGGTAAGAGCCGCTACGATAACACGATTTATTTGCTCGGCGCTACAGCAGGGCAGTTTGCTCGATAGGCTCGGTCAAAAGTATCGATCTCGCGCCGTGTCTCGATCGTATCCGATGCTGAGGCGGACATAGGAGAAAGCCAGGTACAGGCGCTATCGATTACCACGGGTGCCGAGGGCAGCATGAGAGGGGCTTGGCTTGCGCATGACACCAGGGCAAGTCCTGTACAAGCTACTAACACTCTAATTAGCGTGCGCATTAGTCTTTCCTCAGTTCGCCCATGGCGCTTAAGTCAGCATCGATCGATGCATCAGGGATAGCGGTTGTCGCTTTTTGCGCCGCTACACTGTTCTGCACATCGGCTGTTACGGCCTGTGCAGCCTTCGCTTGGCCTTGTGCTGCGGCTGCTTGACTGTTAGCTAGGGCAATCTGCGTACTTGCCTTAGCCGTGGCCGCAGCGACCCCTGTAGCGCGGCCGTGGAACCAACTACCGATGCAGCCGGCGCCCAGGGCCAATAGCCCGAGGAATAACTTGCTTGAAAATAGAGATAAAAGCAGCGTCATGATTAGATCCTTTCAATGAAGGATACGACATCTTGCACCAAGGAGGGTGCGGATACAGGCGCTTCGACAACCGCCAGGGTACCTTCAGAGGTGGCGGCCGGTACCGGCATAGGCTCGGGTACCGATTCGGCGGCAGGCGCACCGATTACCCCGCCGGCCGCAGTATCCGCAGCCTCTAAGGCTGCGTCCGTCGATTCGGGCTGGCCGTAACTATTACCGGGCAGACTGGCCCAGATATGCGCGCACAGGCCAATAGCTGTATCTAAGTCGCCGGCCAGAATCGCGGGAATAGCATTGCATTCTTTGATCAGCCGGATAGCCCATTTATCTTGAGATAGAGGGCTGAAGTCCGGCAAGGATAGCAGCGCTTTATAGGCCAGCCAGTCTTTTACCAGGAACTGGTACCGGCCACTGGCCGTAGAGGTCAAGCCTACGTGATTCACGACGACCGGCGCACGGCCGGAGGCGAAAGGGTGCTGGCTGTAATCTGTAAAAATATTAGGACCGTTAACGCCCGACACAATTACGTCGTAGCCGTCGTTAGCCGTAACCGGGCTACTTGCGGTACCTTCACTGGCTTTTGACGCGATCATATCGAGGAAAGCCGTGATATTCGTACCGCCTACTAAATTCGGATTAATGACAGCCATTACTCACCTCTTCGGTCAAAAGTTAAAACACGGGCCAGAATAATCAGCAGAGAGCCGATAGCGGGGGCGACAGATCCATCGGCGTGCGGGAAAAAGCGCATGACAAATGGCGCCACGTTCGGCCACTGGTCCGCCAAGGAGGGTAGCAGCCGCGGCACGGCTAGGTAAAGACCGGCGAAGGTGGCGGCGATATGGATCGACCCGTATTTCCAGCACTCGCGCCAGTCATCAACTAAACGCAGCCGGAAGCCACGTCGCGTTACCGTTGGCGGTGTAGGAAGATTACCCAGTGGTGTAGTCATGATTACCCTGCAAATTTTTCAAGCAACGCATATCCTTTCATCGCCCAAGTCGCCCATACGGGTAGGGTTTGAAAGGTCAGATAATGGACAAGCGCTATGATACCTAAAGTCGCTAAACCTTTTTTAGATAGCAGCCAGGTCACAGCCCATTCATAAGTGCGCGCCGCTTTACAAAACCCTCGGCCCCAGCGCGCCCCGCCTTCCCACATGCCGACGATTCCTTCAATCGAAGATTTAATCTCAGCGCTAGAACCGTCCTGTCGTTCTAAATGCTCTTTGATCTCTGTCACAGCGCAAGCAAGACCGGATAGCGCTTCTGAGACTTCTTTAAACCGATTACCCCCGACGTCTAATTGATGCTCAGCGCGGCCCATGCGCTCGCGTAGTTCGCTAATCTCGGTTTCGGTGCTCATAAGTCTTTTCCTGATAAGAGAAAGCCGCTTAAAAGCTAAGCGGCCTTCGGGCAGTAAGCCGCTTAAATACTATACGCCTGTCGCTTCCCAAGTAAAGGCCACGGTCTGGTTGAACGTAGCGTAACCTAGCGTGTCGCCCTTGGCAGTAAATCCAGTAAGCGTAGGCGCGCCTTGCGCCCCCGTTGTAGGTTGGCCGCCGGTACTGCTATTGGCTGATCCGTAGGGGGTAATTTGCATCGCCCATACGCCGGAAGTAAAGGCCACAGGAAACGTAACTGCCAAGGTTGAGGTTGTCGCCGCGCTGGCTGGCAATGTGCCGCTTCCCCACTGCGTAATAGTGCCGTCTGGGTTATTGCGCCATCCTGGCGTAGCCTTTACCCCGACACTGGCGCCTGCCTGGACGAGATTGGTCATAGTGCCGTCGGTGATGAAACTGGACACGCTATCGCCGGCCAGCCAGTTGTCCGCCGCAGTACCTTCCTGCGCACGTATGATCGTCATTACATCGGCTGTGCGTGCTGTGCAAAAACAGATCTCATTGACGAGGCCAGTCAGTGCGTCGACCAGGGTAATGCGGAAAAACTGATTGAGCCCGGTATTCGGGTTCGGGAAAAGCGCACCGGTCCCTGAAGCCACTGTTAACGATGTGGCCGTGGATACCAGAGGGGCCGCTAGTGTTGTTCCTGCATTGTTGGCAAATAGCTCGGTGATGGCGCTCATGTTGAAACCTCCGGCGGGATAGTGGCATTGGCTAAGCAGTGGCCTTTACCGAAGATAAAATCAATAAAGGGCGCGGCGAAAGAGGCCCACGGCTTGCCTTCAATCAAAGCGTTACCTGTGGCTGTGCTAATCGTCTCCGTAGGCGGGTTGCCGAATAAAGCGCTACCGCACTCATCCTGCGCTATTGCCATGCTCTTAGCTCGCGCCTCCGAGCCGAATAGCGCCTGTATGAGCATAGCGGTTAGGAGCACCGGAGTAAAAAGTACCACGAGGAGCCACATGCCTAGAAGTTCTAAGCGCGTCACTGTGGCACCCCCGCCAGGATTTGCGCGATGCGATCAGGCAGGATAATTTGCAGCGTCGGGGCTGTCGGGCTCGATAAGTAGCTGAGGGCCTGCTGTACGGAGGGCAGGTTAGGATCAATGAGGTCCTGCAGCGTCACGGCCAGTTGATAGGTCTCCCAAAAGTCGGCAACGATAGGATCGATCGGTATTGCTACCTCGGTAGACGTTGCCGGAATACCGGTAAGCGCCATAGTCTTGAGCAAAATACGCTCGGCGTAAGTAAAGGCAAACCAGAAAACCATAGGCGTTAACTGAGCGTAAGCGACCGGAGGTATGAGGGGCGTCGGAGGTGCGGGCGGCGCCGTCCATACACCATCGACCAAGGTGCTATTCACGATGGTGCCATCAGGCACTTCAGTAAATAGCACGGCTACCTCAGAATGAAAGCACTGCGCTAGCGTGAAGCCGGTCGGCGGAATGAAAATTTCCACAGCGACATTATTTTGAATTTGTGCGTAGGTCGTCATGATTTACCACTCCACGATTACGAGGCCATTGCCCCCAGCGGTACCTAGAGAAGTGCCAGTGGTAGGGGCCGCCCCACCCAGGCCCGCCGACACTACGTACTGCTGTAGAGGGTATACGGTAAATACACCCATCGCAAAGCCACAACCGCCGCCACCAGACCCGCAATAGGCGACAGCATTTCCACCCCCGCCGCCGCCGCCTCCGATACCGCCGCCAGCACCTGTTTGCCCGCCGCCGCCGCCGCCTCCGATACCTCCTGCCAGGGTGCCAGTGGCACCGGTGCTCGCCCCGCCGCCGCCGCCTCCGATACCGCCGCCGCCGAGGGGGCCGCCGCCCCCGCCGCCGCCAGGGAAGATATCAAATGGAAAACGAATTACAGCGTTAAAGGGATTTTTTGCCCCGGCGGAGTTCGCTGCTGCATTGACCCCGGAAACATCCATGCCGCCAGTGCTGCCAACTCCAGGGCCTGCGCTGCCTCCACCTCCACCTCCGGCCCCACTAGCGGTACCAGCGGCGCCAGCATTCCCGGCAACTCCACCTCCGCCCCCGCAGCTTCCAGCGCCAGCGCCACCAGCGCCACCGTTGCCAAGTTGGCTCGCAGCGCCACCGCCACCGCCAGCACCAGTTGCGGCGTTACCCCCAAGACCCCCAGCACCGCCCGTGAGCTGAACTTGGCCGCCGAAACCAATCCCCCCGGCTCCGGGTGTGCCTGACGACGTAGATGTGCCCATTGCCGCACCCTGTCCGCCAGTCGCAGACAGAAGACTACCGAAGGAAGAGGAGCCGCCGCTATTGCCCCCTCCTCCACCTGCTGACGATGACCCACTACCTCCGCCAGAGGCGACACGAACGCGAATTTGCGATATGCCCGTTGGAACCGTAAAAATTCCGCTCGCACCAAATATCTGATAGGCACCAGTTCCGAAAACTATGCCATTCGGTGCTTGCACCGTCTGGATGGTGTTTTTACCCGTCGGGTACTGAGGCCCGAATAAGCCGCGGCTAGTCATTAGTAGGTCCCCCCTTCACCTTGTATTGATATGCCCGATAAAATCGGGGGGTTGCCTACTAATACCGCTGTCGATACCGCAGCGCTTGCGGCAATAGTAAGAACGCTTGTGTAGGAGTTAGCCGATTGCACTTCGTTAACATTCGGCCCCGATAAAACTTCTGTCTGCACTGTGCCTGAGCTATTTGTGCCCGTGATGGTGAAATTAACCGCTGAAATATTACCTCCACTTGATATCATAATTTTAGTCGGCAAAGGCAATACTGCGGTACCGGCCACCGTGGAATATCCAGCGGACACCGTACCAGCGTTGCTAGTAGTTGGCACAATCGACAAAATAGCTTTGTACACATTGACGGAATATACCGTATTAGCATTTGGGCCTGTCATCGCCTCAGACACTATTGCGCCTGCGGCTGTACGACCTGTTACTTGATAGCTAACTGTCGACACGTTCGACCCACTAGTGAGCGTCAATAACGCCGGATTCGTCATCACATAGGGGCCGGAGGTGAGCGTCATCGGCGCGTTGGCGACAGGCGCCGCCGCCGTTGCGATAGCTGTGGCGCTCGCCGCAACCACGTTCGACCCGTTCAGCGAAACCGGGCCAGCGCCGGCCAATGTCTGTGACTGCGCGATACTACTGATCGACATTTCCTGTCCGATCTGAGTGTCGTTAATAGTTGCACGTAGGGACCATAGCGCAGGCAATGCAATCGGAAATAGATTAGGGTTGTCATATGCTTCCAGCGTAATACCTGGGTTAGCTGTGCCATTCGCCGCAGTTAGCGCAGGAATCGTAATCTCGCTCCCGTATTCATGGAAAGTCGTGCCGTCGTAACGAAATAGTCTTATCACACTAGCTGTTAATGTCCCCAGAGGGGTCAATACGATACGCTCGCAAGAGCCGCCGTTTGTGCTAGACGGGAAAATAGTTACAACATTAACTGGCGCTATTCGGGAAACATCCCCGAGGTTAAGCACCGCGGACCCTACTACGGGGACGTTCGTATAATTAGGGGTTGTGCCCATGATCTGATCCTTAAAGTAAATAGCCTGTCATGTACAAAGATGCTGAAGCCTGATCTACAGCAGCGAGATTACCGTGCCCGTCATTATAAAGTAGCGCACCGATGCCTAGCGTAGACAAAGGCCCCCCCGTGATAAAGGTCCATACTGCCGTGGAAGCTGTGCCTGTCGTAGTGCAAATCCACCACTTAAAATCAGGCGCGTCCCATACTGCCGAAGGCGCAGAAACCCCCGTAACCCCCGCATTCCCCGCAACATGCCCGTTCGGATTTCCCGGATAGACTTGCACCATTGACACCCCTCCAATAGCGTCGGAGGGTTGCTGCGCGATGTTAGCAAACATCCCATCGGTAAAGAGATTGGCGATAATGTCGTGCGCTAAATAAGCTTTAGCTACGGTATTTTCTTGACCCCGAAGTACGGTAAATACATCCTCTGCGCGGTTAGTCGCATACACTATCTCGCGCTGTAAACCTGACGCCTGATCCATCAAGGATAAAGACAAAACATTATTGCCCGAAGGGGAAGGGAATAAAGCCCCAGTACCCGTAGCAACGGTGAGTGTAGTCTGAGATGCCGTAATAGGAAAGGCAAGAGTAGTGCCCGCATTATTAGCGCCTAGAAAATAAGTCATTTACCATACCCCCACTACATACGTATACTGAAAAGGAAGCTGCACTACGCCTGCATTAATGGCTTGCTGCAAAACATAAGCAAGACCAACATTCATAAAACTTTGGGTCGTAAGTTGAACCTGGTTAAACTGCACCTGGTTAAACTGGAAGGCATTGAACAGCGCCCCGCCGGATATAAATCCTACGCCAGCGGATACCCCAATATAGATTACCCTATTAGGCCCGAACGTTATACTAATTTGGGAGGTCTCGTCTATGTTAGGTGCCGTGCCTTGAGCCCCTATCAGGAACCGGGCAATACGTCGTTTCAGCCAAGCGATATTAACCTGTACGCCATCGCCTCTGTATAGATTCCAGGTAGCAATACGTTTGTACACGTCATCAGCCGTAGGTAACAGACGGGCGGGCTGTATCTGTCTTAGAGTGTTGAGTGCAAGGCTATTAAGGGGGTAGGTGTTCAAAGGCCCCGCTAAGTTTTCCTGAGCGTTCAATAGCGCCGGTCTAGATTGCCCATAAATACCGTTGAGTACCCAATCGAGCAAAGGCCCCCGAATTTCAGGGTTGCCTGCATACACAGGCAAGTTAATGGCATTAAACCAGTCAATGTAGGCCTGGGTCTGTGCGTTATAAGCGTCGACAAATGCCTGTAGATCCTGATCGTCGTTATACTCCCAGTACAGATAGGAGGGTATCGTTTTAGTTAGCATGGCTTAGCCTTGCACTACTGAGATGTTCGCCGCTGTACAGAAAAAATAACTTTCAGAGTCCCCGAGTACGATCTCAGTACCTGTTTGCGGCGCCGTCGTAATCCCGTTGATCGTGATAGACCACACTAACCGGGTCAAGAATTCAGCAGGGATTACACTGGCTATCGACTCGGTAAAAATTGTCGACATTTGAATCAGGTTGATCGGCTGGCCGACTACGATACTGTTAATGTATGCCGCCAAGGGCGCGGTAGCTAAATTTGCTACTGAAGCAGGACTGACGAAATTCGGGCTGTCGGTATTCCACGTGGCGATAACGCCTGCCGTTTGCTGCGGGGGCAGCACGAAAGGTATTGCATAGACGTCGGGGAAATTGTTGATCGACACAACTTCATTACGCAGATTCGGCGTAATCACTCCACCGCTAACCCAGGTCGGCAAAGAAGTCGTATCGACACCGATCGAGAAAGTTGTCTGCGTCAATACTGTGATAGTAAGCGCGGTATTATTGAGCGAGGTCGGGCCGACCATGCCGGCTATCTTGATCACCTGGCCCGTGGCGAAACCATGATTGAGACTGGTTGTCACGACGCCGGGATTTGCCTGTGTTAAACCCAGTACATTAAGCGTCGATCCTATCAACGTGGAAATATCGAGCACGCCGTTATAGATCGCAAGAGCCACGGCATAAGGGTCCCCCCCGCCTACGATCACTTCCCATTGCCCCGTACCTTGAATAATCGAGATTAACCGGGCTTGCACCCCAGGCACGTTCTGCAATTGAGTGCGCAAGAAGCTCGGCATGCCTACGCCGGTAGCTTCTTGCGCCTGCACAACCTGCGCTCGATACTCCTCTTCAGTCTGTGCCGCAGCCTGCGGTACGCCCGTCACCAAGTTGGTACACGTCACTACGATAGGCGCCGGAACTGAGGTGATTATTTCATTGACCGTGTTGATCGGCACAGCCCAAGACCCCGCTACCGAAGCCACGCAAAATACAGGTACCGTCGAGCCGCTTGACCCGATAACCGCGTTGTCTTGCGCTATATATTGATACTGGCCGTCGGATACCGTAAAGCCGATATTGATAACGAAGCCAGGTGTTGTGCTGCTAAATACGACATAGACACTCGTATTGGTATCAAGCCCTTGCACTACGCCGGTTTGCGCGCCGAGTTGATTCAGAATAAATTGATTGGCGCCGAGGGGCGTAATTGAGTTGATCAGCTCAAGCTGAGCCGCATCGCAAAGGATGACAGCCCCGGTATCGGTACTCGAAATATCTTCGATCAGGGATGCCGGCAAATTCGCGGTATAGCCGGGGGCTTGCGCTTCAGCATAAGCGATGATATTCGCCAGGATCGTAGTTGGGGCCTCCGGTTGCGGGCCGGCTGCAGTCATAACAAGGGGGAGGCTCATTGAGGCACCTTAAGGGCTATCTGCGCGCCTAACAGGGTAGTACAGGCGATATTGTAAGTCGGAGTCGCACTAGCCTGCTTATAGACGAGCAGGCTAGCAAAGTACGGCGCGAACTGGCTTTGTGTCTGCGTCACGTAAAAATCAGGGAAAATCTGCGTCAGCACTGACTGAATCGCGGGGATACCGTAGTTCGCATAAAACGGACTTTCCCCCAAGACCAGCTTTAAACACTGGATCAAAGTCGTCAGATAGATTTGCGAATTGTCGCCGTTCGCGGCAGTCTGCACCTCAACCCAGGATAAGGACCCGTCGTTATTCGTGATGCGGCCATAGGTTCTCATGTCAATCCTTAAACGATAGGTGCGCCTGTATCGCCTGTACCCGGCTGCACCCCTGGATGTACGTGCGCGCTCAGCGGTATCCCGTTTGCTGTGACCTCCTGAATAACCGTAACAGGCCCTTGCAAAGTTGCCGCGTAAGACGTAGCGCCGGTACCCTGTGAAAGCTCACCATTCAGCACAATCACCGGGGAATCGATCGTCGTCACCGGCCCGTTAAGTGTAATTCCTGAAGCATTGATTGTGATGTTAACAGAACCCACGGCTAGCGTGATCTGCGTCGGCAGGACCGTCACTACGGCACCCGAACCCGTATCACGCATAACAACCCCGTTCGGTCCGTAGATCGTCACCGCTTGCGGGTCAACCTCAGACCAAGCGGTTGTAGCGAAAGGAATAAACACCAGTGCGGATAAATTGCCAGGTTGATTAAGCGTGGCCGTGCCTCCCCCCTGGCCACTGATACCGCCGAGCCGTGCATCTGCCGCCACCAGGAACCCGCCGTCGCCGGTTTGCATCGGATATCGGATATATTCCGGGCCGATAAGTGGCACCGTCACTTGCATCAGCGTGAAGATGCTCGATATCTGGAAACTCACCGTCATAAACGATTTGCTCGCCTTGACCACGCGCGCCGGAAGAGACCGGCCGGTTAGCTGAATCGCGTCAAGTGCTTTATCTCGGGCAAACTGGTTTTGAGATAAAGCGAACGGAGTTTTTAAGGCGTTCATGAGGTAACAACCGGATGCGCGTAAAAGCTCGTCACCCAGCCGCGGCCGTCGCGCTGGCGGAAATTCCCGACGTGCCGCACCATGTCGACTTGAAATGTACCCTGGAACACCGAGCCTTGCCGATACTGCGATAAAGATTGCGGCGTGGTCGTGACCTGGCCTGGCGGCATTTTGATGTAGTCACCCACGTTGATATCGGCGCGCATGACGTTGTAAAACGATATCTGGCCGGGGTTGATCCAAGTCGCTTGCCCGATCATATCGGTAAAAGCTACCTGAGTTGGCGTCTTGGTTGTCGTACCGTCATACACGCTGAATACATTATTGCGCAGAACAATATCCACGCCCGGATAAGTACCGCCGAGAATTGCTTGACTGACGGATTTAATGTACGTGCCGAACTGCACCAGGGATTGACTAAACCCCGGCTCGTCATGAGCAAGTACAAGGTTCGGGCTAATGTTGATGTTTGCGGTATAGGTAGGAAAGGCTACGGCCAGGGTATTTTTAATCACCGTGGCTAAAGGTGTGCCTGCCGTCCAATTGTGAACCAAGTTCGCCGGCTGCGTAAAATTCACGCCGTTCGGGATCAAGTTAAAATCAAGCGACTGGTTGATACCTTCCCAATTGCCGAAGGCTTGTTGCACCGTCGCTATGACGAGCACGCCGGCCTGTTTTGGGTTTGCCAAGGGCAGGCCTTTAGACATACCCCCGGCTATCGTGATATTGCGCCCGTTGAAATTTGAAGCTTGCGCCACGTCTTGCAGCGAGGGCCCCCAGATCCGCAAGTAAGCCTGGCCCATGGGTGTAGCAAAAGGCACCGTGGGTATGTCGAGTTCGATTTGCGCCGCAGCCGGATTAAACGCGCCGCTGTCGAGCAAAGAACTCCATGCGCGTGTCGGGGCTACGCCGGCCGGATCTGTAATCGTAATGACGTAGTAGCGCATTAGCCGATTACCTCAAACTGCTGCGACGGCGCCCGGAAAACAAGCTGTGATGTGAATTGGCCTGCGACCAAGTTTATGTTGTACCCGTTGGGGGAGCCAACCATTGCACAGTATTTAACGAGCACGTTGTCGCTTGTCGTAATCGAGATATACCAGCGCTGACCGAATAAACCCCAATACACCGTCACGGTATAGGCCGTGCCGTCGAGCACAGCTTGAAAAGTGAAAGGCGCGTTAGCTGAAGGCGTGAAAGGTGTAATTACGGTACTCATGGCAAACTCGTCACAATAGAAGACCCGCTAGGTACCGCGCTAGCTGTCACGCCGGACGCGGCCCCTGTCAATGTACCTGTCAGGTTCTGCGCGCCTGTCACGGTCGTGCTGACGGCGCCGGATAGCGTACTGCCTACGGCTGTTTGCGCCCCGGACCAAGTTGGATCACCAGATATTTGCGTGCCGCTTGATAGCTTGCTCATTAGGCTGTTTTGCGCCGAGGCGGCTGCACTAAACGTAACAAGGGGTTGCTCAAAATCCCACTGATAAGTATGTTGCGCCTGCGCGCTTTGCCCTGCCGATACGTCATGCAGCTTACGCAAAATAAGATTCGTATAAATTTGTGCAGGGGTTGCCACTGTGTACAAACCGCCTTGCGCAGTATGCATCGCAAGTACCTGAGTAAGCGCGGTAAAGGCGATCAACTTGGCTGTATAGCCCCCCGCCTTGCGCACAGGGCAGATCATTTGCAGGGATATAGTCAAAGGGTTGGCTATCGTCGCATTGGCCGCCACGGTTTGATTGGCGAATGGATATTGCCCGATATCGTTATCTACGAGTGACGAGCCGGGTAGCGGCCGATAGTGGGCAAAGAAATTGTCTAAGGTATCGTCAACCGAGCCGTTGAGCAGATCCGTCACAAAGCTTGCCGCTTCGGTGATCGTGATGATAGGCAGCATGCCGCCGGGAATCGAGCTAGCGATACCGCCTGTCAAAATGATAGGGGATACTTCAAACCCAAGTCGAAAAAGCTCGCGCCCTAAGCTGATCATAATCAGTACGCTATAGACCGAGAGGAAACGATCGCGCTCCCCCCCGTGTTGTTGTTAATCTCGATAATGACAGGCTGCGCTATCGAGCCTTGCCCTTGCTTAGCGCTGATGATTTGAGCCACCTTATCCGCGCTATAGCCTTTCGAGCCTTCTTCTTTCAGCATCGCACTCATAACCGTAGAAAGCGTAGCGGTATCTGTCAGGCTTAAATGCTCTTTCGGATCAAATCCCGTTTCTTTACTCACGTCGCGAATATACCGCGGGGTATCATTTTCGAAATGGCCCTGCGCATCTTTCGGCGGCGCATATTTCGAAATGATATCTTGTAGCGTATCCAGGTGATCACGGTTTTGATAAAGCAATAGCTGATTCGCCATGGCCTGTACGCCGTCGGCATCTGAGGCGAAAGACTGAAAAGCATTTGCGCCAGGTACGCGCAAGTTACCTGGGTTATGCCGTTCGCCGTGCGGCCCGCTAACCCCGCTTGATACGTCCGGGGCGCTCATAGCGTTAGCCGTTTCCGGGAAGTCGCTCATATCAAGCATCGTGATAGGCGTCTCTTTCGGCTCAGAAGAGGAAGGCATAACGGTTTTAGCCTTCGGCTTAATCGCCGGCACTTCGTCCATATCAATCACGGTTTCGGGTGAATCATTTAACGAGCTAAAACCGTACTCGTCAAACAAGCCTTTCATGATCGGCCCCATAGTCGGATTTTTTACCGAATCCGAGGCCGCGGCCATGGCCTGGCGTGCTTTCTCGCGGGCGGCGTAATCATTAGGATGCGTGATCGCATCGTTGATCGCTGCAGCCGTGCTGAGGTTGCCGTGAAAAATGCCTATATCCCGGATGCCTTTTTCCTGTTCACTTGTCGCATCAGCATAGGCATTAGGGTCGAGCGCGGCGCCGGGTTTATCGCCCCCCGCACCTGAGCCCCCGCTCGAATCGGGGCCGACCCAGCCCAGCTTACCCAGTAGGTCGTAAAGGTGCGTGCCAAGGGCGTCGATTACTGCAAAAAATTTATGTGTGCTTTCCTTGAAGTCATCCGATACCAGGTACTTCGCGAAGTCCTGCAAGCCGACGGCTGCATCGTCTAGGTACTCTTTAAAATGCGGATCTCCTAGCACCGTGCCAAAGGCATTAGCAAGTGCGTCGGATAGTTGAGTGAAAGAAGGAATCAGGGGGTCCAGGGCTTTCACGAATACGTTTTCGATCTTGTCGCCGGCTGTATCTAACTGGTACTTAAAATTTTGCCAAGACTCGGCCGTTTGATCACTCAGGTCAAGTAGTTTGCTGTTTTTGCCATAGGTATTTTGAGCGGATTGCAAATCCTCGGGCGACGCCTTAGCGAGCCGGTTCAAGTCCTCCAAGCTCATAAACTGGTCAAGGCCGTAGGCGTGTGCGCCCTGCGCTGTCTGCCCGCTAGCAAGATATTTCTGGCGGATCAAAGGCAGCGCTTCCTGTGCGAGTTGCGCGGTGTCTTTGCTCTGTATGTCGTGCTCAGAGATGCCAAGCGCACTCAGCGCCCAGCGTTTCGACAAGTCATGCACTGACTCATTGACGTTAGAAAGGAAGCTCCCTGAGTCGACATATTTGCCGTAGCTCAAGTCAAAAGCTTTGTTCTCGCCATATGTTGTGCCAAGCCCTTGAGACTGGCGCCGATTGTTCGATACAGACTCAGCTAGCCGTGTAATGCCAAACAGGCCGCCACCGCCGACTAAACCCCCTAGCACGGACGTAATGCCTGCCCACTTAAGCAGCGACGTCGTAGCTTTAGTGATATTGGACGCGATCGACCCTGAGCTTTTTGCAAGACTGACAAACTGGGTCGCTGTCGTCTGACTGACCCGCATCATTAGATTCTGCTGCTTGGCAACCCCGGCCATAGCTTTTTGCATCTTAGCTATTTGCGCCGCGGATTGCCTGAGCGCCGAGATATTGGCTGAAGTCGCTTTATTGACAGCCTCCCACGTACTCGGCAGGGTACGTGCGAGGGCTTCGTACTTGGCAAATGTGGCCTCGTACTGTTTAAATTTTTCGTCATTAACATCGACTTCTAGGATCGATACAGGCATTACAGGCCCCCTCTTTGCCGAATTGCTTTAACTATGTGACGATGCCTGAATTCTTGCGCCGAGTCCCAGCCGAGCCCATACTCCAAGAAAAACCGCGTGAAGCCCTCGCCGGAGGCCCAATCTAGTGCGGCACAGATGAAAGAGGGGTCGTCTCCGCCATCTCGCCAGTATTCGCGGCCTCTGTCGACGTCTGCAAGGAATCGACGTACTCCGTAAAGCTCCACGATGCGGCGCGTGTGCCCCATACGCCATTCATCCCGGCTAGCGTGATCAACAGTTCTTTCCCACGCTGTATCGCAGAGGCCAACGTAAAAAACACAAGCGCCCCCAGAAGCTCGCTCATTTCAGTAGCGCCTAGCATCTTCTCTTCATGCGCCCGGTCAAGAGAAATACGCCGCCAGCCGCCATTAGCATCGGGAAGGGCAACATTGGAAAGCCGGATAATTTCGGCCACCAGTGTATTTTTCACCCCGTCTTGACCGTCCCACATTTTACGTGAGGTCGCGATATCCTTGAGCATCAAGTAAGACACACGCGGCCCGCTGATCGCTCCAAGACCTTCGCCGTACAGGGCGGCCCAGGTCTTGGACATAATCAGGTAATGGCGCTCGAAGTTTTCCAAGGTGATCGGCGTTGAATGCACATGCAGCACGCCGATATCCGTTTCAACTTCGATCACGATATTCATTTGCTTGTTAATAGACACAGTGCCTCCTATCGTTACTGCAGGTTAAATTAGAGCAGGTCCCACAAAGAACTGTTGATCAGTGTGTAGCCTTTAATTTCTACCACGTACCCGGCATCTTCCCCGCCGAATTTCAATTCTTTGATCGTACCGATTGAGGTGTTGATCAGGTCAAACTGAGGCAGTGCCGAGCTATCGGTGTAGACCGTCGAATCCCCGAGCAAGGTGCTCAGTTGCTTTTGCGTCTCGTACTGCTGCGCGAGCCCTTGAGTTTTCAGCAGGGGGATTTCAACCGTCACCATTTGATAGGGTTCCGGCGAAGTAACGGCGCCCGTCATCGTCGGGATATACGTCGTCGCTTCCCCGTCAAACGTCAGCGAGATACCGGCTTTACCCAGGTAAGACGCAGGCACGTTTAGTGCCGGGAAGTTGACAATAGCGAAGGAACCCCGTAACCGGTTTAGGGTGCCCTGTGGAACCATAGGATTAGTTGCCATTTGTCAGGCTCCTTAGCTTGTAATGAAGTCAGTCACGCTAATGTTAAACGTGATCGATTTAAACCCGATTTGCGGGGTCATAACCAGTGACAACCCGTTATAGACACCTTCGAAGTAATCGTTCGGGTTATCGGCTACGTACTGCGCAAACGGTACAGCTTGAACCGTGGCGGGAGACAAGATCAAAGCATACGTGATGCCGCTGTTGGTCGTTTGCTGTGCGCGCAATTGCAGGCGGTTGATGCCGTTTTGGTTGTAGCCGAGCGGATTGATCGGGTTATTTGACCCGTTGATAATCTCGTTTGACAAGGCCAAGGCGATATTGATCTGAAGCCAGTCAACCGCATACCAGTAAGTAAAATCGCGGCCGTCCGCTGTCGTACCCCATTTAGTGATGATGTTTGAAATGCCACCTGCCGCGCCCGTAATGAAATAGTTGCAGAAACCGGCTTTAAGCGCCGATTGCTGTGGCCCGGTAAAATTCGAACCCGTTACCCCGCTGACAAAACGGAAGGCCATCGGCGGGACTTTATTTGTCGTGCTCGGGTTCTGATTGAGCACGTTCCACATAAAGGACGCAAGATCAAACTCGGTACTCGGCGGGGTAGCTACGCCGGCCGCTTCCACCGCGGTAACGAAGCACTTGGTCGCCGCGTACTCGGCATAGTCAGCCATGCTGCAGGTTGTCAGCATGTAAAACTTGCTTGTCGTCGACGAATAGAGCTTGCCTAGAGGCAGCAGAGTCGAGTCAGCAGCCCAGGAGCGCGGCAGCAAGGCCAGATAAATCTTGTTCAGATTAGCCATCAGCCAAGTGGCAAAATTTGCGATACCTACCGTCGAGCTTACCGCGCCGACTTCAAGTACATTGACTGAGACGGTCGACCCGTTCGCGAAAAACGTGTCAATCATGGACGTCAATTCTGCTACCGAGCCGCTAATGACTGTGCCGGGTGTTGTCTCGGTACCGGGGTTTGTCGTCAGGGGGTAGGTGAAGGTACTGGCCCCTGTGATAGAGGCAAGGAAAGTGCCGTTATACCCGGCCGGTGCCGCCCCGGCAATCGTCAGGTAAATCGATTGCCCTGTCGTATAGCCGTGCGGGGCCGTAGTAGTCCCGGTCACAACCGAGGAGAGCCACGTTAGCGAGGTAAGGGCCTGCGGGGCCACGAGCAACGGCGTTAAATCTGAGGTTTGCGTGATTAGCGCCGTCGTGCCTTCGGCTAAGGTCGTCGCCCCATTTGAGATACACGCACCGGTCTGCTGCAGCGTCGACGGGGTGGCGCCGACCTGCTGCGATACGTTGATTTGGACAATATCATTGGACATAACGCGGCCTCGGTTTAGTTATACGACACGGCCAGGGTTTGACCCGTGCCAGGCGTGACGACAATCCCCACTGCACAGGGGAAATGTACCGGGTAGCTACCCACGGCTTCAGGGATAACGAAAACCTCGTTTGCGGTAGCGACGGCGCCAGTTGTCGCGCAATCGTTGACCGTACCGGTACCGGTACCGACGACCAAGACATTCACGATAACGGCGGTACCGGGCGCGGCCTTAACCACCGTGGCGGCCGTAATGTTGAGGTGTGTCGATTTCGCCGCTGTCTCCAAGACATTGACGTTCGAGCCGGCTTGCTGAAAAATTGCGACTTGTTGCGCGGTTTGAGGCATGGTGTTATCTCCGGCTATTAAACGACAGGGGTAGGATCGACGCTATAGTTTACAGTAGCGCTGAGGATATCTTGTTGCGCTATGTTTCTAATGCGGGTTTGATAGTAACTAATCTCAGGCTCGAAAACCTTTTTCATTGCGATCACATTCAATTCTGACTGGATACGCTTTTCGTCACGCATGACAGGCATCTCACCGACTAGGCCGAAATTGTCAGTGTTCAGTGAGTAGCTGAAAATGTAATCCTGAAAGTCCAGCGCGTTAAAATTACGCAAACCGTAGATCGTAATTTTGACTTTATCGCGCACCAGTTGGTAGTGATTCGACATTGAATCATTCCACGGTACCGGCTGAATCGCACGGGTGCCGGAGGGCTCGATATGCACCGAAGCGTAGGGCGGTTCAACGTTATCTGGTACCAAGAACGACGGGTACATCGGCATAAACTGGTCTAAGCTTAGCCACATAGGCAGGCTGTTCGAGACAATCACGTTCTGCGTGTCGAACCCTGTCACGTCGTCAATAATCTGCGACTCCATAGCGGCATAGATGGCTTCGCCCTGGTAGTGGAATATACCGGCCTGTTCGAAAAACATGCGGCGCCGGGTAAAGGCAAAACGCACACCTTCGAACTCGCCTATCCAGATCGAATTAGGACCAATCTCGTTAAAATCTTGGATCTCCTCGGTGCAATTAAACAGCACTGAATTGATAGCCAGGGTTTCGTCTTGACGCTGTTCCTGATTCGTCATGAAATGGAAGGCGCCTTGCACTACGAGCGTCGGCGCCGGCGTTAAAACCTTGGTCGGCGCATTCAAGCAAAGCTGGTTCAGGCGATGCGCGTTAAGCAAAGCGCCAGGGGATACTTGATCCGCGCGCACCCAGAAAACATAGCCGTCGAGCGGCAGCACCAGTCGTATGTACTTGGTAAAAGTAATCGTCTGGTTGTATGAAATGTTGTCAAGCCCTGCCTCTAACGCAGCGTTAAGAGGCGAGCCCGAGGCAGCACTTTCGACGGCTGAGGCCATTATTCTATCCAGGCTCTAAACGATTTTTGGTAAAGACCTGTCGCAATAAACGACGGCCGCGGTGATCCTTGCTTACTTTTCAGCCGAGGGTTAAACCCGTCCAAGGCGGCCTGAGTTGGCACACCGGGCACACCTGCATGCGCCATTTCGTCATCACTGAGAAACTGGCGAAACATCTGCGCTATGGCATCTTCACCTTGGGCAAAAGGGTTGCTACCGGCGGGCGCACCGAGTTGCTGATTTTGCAGGTAGCCAACTAAAGACTGGCCCAGGGCGTCAGCACAGACTTGGCCCTGCAATTCCCAAAACTTAGCCATCACGCCGTACTTGGTTTCCAGCCAGTCCGCCACGTCGCCGGTTGTCTCGGTACCGCTTTGCACTTTACGCTCCGTCGCCGGCTTGACAAGCGCCTTACCGCGGGCAGCTTTACCTTTTGCCCGCTTCGGTACCGGCGTCGTGTTGACCGACGAAAACGCATAAGGTACATCGATTACGCCGAGGTGTAGGGTAAAGCTCACTGTTTTCTCTCGATCAAGTCGTAGTACTGCAGGATTAGGTCTACCTTAGCTATTTCCTCGGCAGTAGGTAGATAGCCCACTTCAACTCGGGAAAAATCAGGATAGAATAATAGGCGGACATGCGCAACTTTACTCACGTCAAGACCGAGGGCTTCACATATTTTCTTATTCAGCTCAAGAGTGTTAATCGTTCTCATGACATACCCCAAAGGCTTCCGACCTGCTGCGCAATCGCTAGATACTCGCGGCCGTATTGCGTTTTAAGGTTTTGTAAATCTTGTACGCCGAAATTCTTAAACGTATCCGGCACCATGAAAGACTGGCTGTCCGTTTCATCGGCCGACGCGTTAATCACACCGGCCACGAAAGAGAGAATCCGGTTACTTTTACGTAGTAACGTAAAATAGGTTTGACCTTCTTGATCCGGCGCCCAGTTGATCAGCCAGTCTGCCGCGAAGTTGTTTACCGCAACAGCATATAAAAGCGGTATCTCGCATTGAATTTCAGCATTGACCATTGCGAGCGCCATGTTAAACGACCAAGCGATAGCCGGCGAATCGTCAGGCAATGCCGGGACCGGCACCTCAACGATATTGCGTAAAAACCACAAATAACCGGCTAACGTGGGCATTTAACTTTTCCTAAGTTGATCGATTAACGGCGGTTGCTCTTGGCTTGACGCGCACGCTCAGCGCCTTTCTGAGCCATTGGCGAACCCGGCTTAGACACAGAGATCACTTCCTCTAGTCGGTCCGCGCCTTGGTCCTCTCCGCGCTTTACTTCTTGCTCAATTTGCATCTCGATACCTGCCAGCTTCGGCGCCTGCGAACCCAGTTCACCAGCCAGACGGTCAGCTTGGTCTTGTACTTGCGCATGCAGCGCTTCAGCCTGGACCGTGCGGATCAAATGCGCCTTATCAAGCAGAACGTCTTTGTTATGCGTAATCGCGGTAACAAGCGTGTCATGCGACACCGGCACATCAAGGGAGTAGCACAGCCCTACGAATTTCGTGGTACGGGGGATTTCCTTTGCATCGATCAAGCCATACTTGGCGTGCTGCTTGATAATTTTATCGATGTCGCTGAGCTTGATCTCTTTGCTGAGCAGCGCCTTTTGCGAGCCGGCCGGGATACGCTGAATAATCAGCTTCGGCACATCGGATACCCGAAAGTGAAAATCCTGATCCAAGGTCGAGCAGTTAGCGATATACAAGGTAGCGTGCGTCTTAGCCATGTGACTTACTCTCTATAGTGAAAGGGGCTAAGCAGGGTTTGCCTAGCCCCTAGGGGTAACTGTCTCTACGTCTTAACCGAACAGCTTATTCGTACTGGATCGACAGAACCGTAACAGCTTCGCCGCGTTGGCCCCAGCCCGACGTGATACGCAATTCGCTCAGCACGTCGATAGCGCCACCCGGCAACGGGGTCGGGATTTCCCGCGGCGCGACCATATCGCAGTACATCACGTTTGTAGCCAACATACCCGGCGTCAGATCGGCAAACGTATTGGTATTCCAATTCGGGATCTTGGGTTTCTTGATCTCAGGTACTGTCAGAATCACCGCATCTGTGCCGCCCGCACCTTGGCCTTGGAGTGTGTCGTCATAGCACCATTCCAAGGTGTAACCGTTACGTTTCAGGATATCTTCGATCAAACCCTTCGAAGTTTCCGTACCGGCACCGGTACGCTGGAATTGCGTAAGCTGGACGATATTTTGCATTTCCATCGGCGCCAAGATCCGTTGCGGACCCAATACGACGATGCGGCCGACTTGGCCCATCTGGTACATACGGGTCAGGATCGAGGTAACTAGCGTCAGGAAAAACTCAGCCAATTGCCCGTTATCGTAAGTGACGAGCGTATCGTTACCATTCGAATCGGGCGGCAAGCTAATCGCCGTGGCACCGGCCGTATTGATAATGCCTTCGCCGCCGGCCGGGTTCATCCCGTAAATCGCAGCGTTACGGCTTGCCTGAAAGATACCCTGGCGCATGCCGAGCTTTTGCGACTCGGGCAGCGATGCGCCCCAGCGGCTAAAGCCAGCCGTATCGTGGTGATCGTACTCAGCGCGCACGCGCAACAGATACGTCGGTGTGTTGATCTGCGAAGGCACAACCGATACGCTCGGCAGTTGGTTGTAAGCGACTTGGCCGGCGGCAGCAATCGTGCGAATGTCCATGCGCTTTTGATACACGTACAGATCACCGTCGCCCAAGCGCACCATTGGCTCGCCTGTCGCAAACATTTCGAAGGCCCCGGATACCTGATTAAAATTCAGGATGATTTCGGGGGCGGTGTAATTCGGGCTTACCTGGGAATAGGCAGGCGCAAGATTTGCCATGGTAGTAGCTCCTTAAATTTCGATGAGAGCGCAAGCGCCGTTAAAATTCCAGGTGACAAATCCAGTACCTGAGTTGTATTGCACGATCATACAGCCGGTTGCGATCACGTTGAGGATCTTGCACGGGAAGGCGCCGGGCGTAGCGTTATACGCAATCAATTTCTGATTGACATAATCCCAGGACACTTGCTGGTTGATCAGACCGGTATTCAGGCTGACCAGTGCAGGGTCGCACTGTACCGCGATACGCGCATGCGAGCCGAACCGGTAGAAGTTCACCGTCCCGCCACTCGGCACAGCCGGCGCATTGCTTTGCGGTGTCGTGATCGCGTTATTGAGTTGGTTATAAACCGTCATACCGGTAGCGCCAGCTTGATTCGCCGCGCGCTCGATATTATTGCCCAGGCCGTTAGCCTCGTCGGCCAGATTCAGATATTCACCGATGACCACGCCACCCCACATCGGCAGGGTTTCGGTGCTAGCCAGGACGCCGCCGGCCAGTGAATTACGGATGTTCGGGTCATCCATGGCGATACCCTGGACCATGCCGTAAGTAGTCGCGGAGAACGTGCCCGTCGCGTTGGTCGTGATATTCGGGTTGAGTGAGATAGCGCTTGTCGTCATGGCTTAGCCCTTCCGTGGATCTTTGTTGATTTGGGTCACTAGACGGGGCTCGCTCATAAACGGCGCCATCCAGCTACGCGGGCTGTGGCCTGCATATTCGGTGATCTGGCGGCCGGTAGCGTCGGTGCGGATAATCGGGCGAAGCTCAGCCGATCCTGCATCAACGGTATGCGCGCTCACCATGGCATCGGCGTAAATCGTTTCTTCAGCCATCGCTAGCACGGCTTCCGGCAGTTCCGGCGTCAGCTCGATATCCTTCCAAGCGCCGGAGTGCTTTTGCAACGGGCGAGCCAGCCGCTTTTTGTACGACAGCAGCGTTTCGCCGGACATTGGCGCCGGGGCGCGCTGGCCGAGGGCCGAGTACACGCTATCAGCGCGAGCCTGTGCGGTAGCGAACAGGCCGTAGTCAGCCGCTTGCGTATCCCGCGGCAAATTGCCTTCGAGCATTTCCAGGCGTTTTTTAAGCGCTTGGTTTTCGCTCATAGCTGCGTCGGCCTTCTTGTTCGCTTCCTCGGCTTTCTCGTCCGCCTTTTTATCGGCGGCCGTCATCGTCGGAGCAGGCAATTCTTCACCTGCACCGTCAGCCTTTTTATCGGCTTTCTTGTCGCCTTTACGGGCCTCCTCCATGCTGTCCATCCGGGCGCCCATAGCTGCTACGCTATCCGCCAAGGAACGAGCCCAAGCCGGCTGTTCGGCATCGGCCTTGGCCTTAGCTTCGTCCGCTTTTTTCTTGTCTTCTGCTTCTTTGGCTTCGGCGTCGGCTTTAGCCTTCAGTTCTTCTTCCGTCATGATTGATTCTCCATTTGCTGAATCCGATATAACGCCAGCAGCCGCGCCGCCTTTGTCCCATACTCCCAACTCACAGACTGCCACGTGATCAATAAGCCCTGGTTTGCCTTCAATCAGGAAAGGCGTACCGTCGGCTAACTGCAGCATACCGTTCGCGCCTTCCCTGAAAACAACCGTGGGCGAGGTCGATACCTTAAAATCCGGGTCCGACATAATCTCTACGGCATCGGCATCGTAAATTCGGGCTATCGCCCAGACCTCGTCACCTTTGATATAAGGCAACATAATCGAGCCGACGATACGCTTTTTAAATTCTTTCGAGTCTAGAGTGCGCTTTTCCGGGTGCAACATAATAACCGGCACGCCGTTACATCGCGCTAAAAACTCTTTGGTCAGGTAATTTTCTGGCAAACGTAGCACATATTCTTGATCTAAGCTACGGTACGCAATGCCAGTGCCTGTTACGCGAATCGCGAACAGGGCCATGTTTGAGTAAATTTGAGGGGAAGGCAAATCGCCGGAAGCGATCGACCGGGCTACGTCCAACTCGCTAATATCGGCCGGGTTTTGGCTATTGTTCGCCTGCAAATGATTATTGCCGAGCAGGTCTTGCACGCCGGGATGCAGGTTCGCCGGGTAAGCGCCGAAGTCCACCCACATAAACGCATCTGACTCACTATTCAAGGTCGGCGTGAATTGCTCAACCCGGGCAACGAAAGTCGTAAATTCGTTGTGGCCATCGTTCGAATAGCTAAGCTGCGTCAGGTCCGAGCATTCGTATTTCAGTTCCTCACGGCACTCGCGCCGCGCTGCTTCCTCAGGGGACTCGCCAGCTTCTAGGCCCCCGGCCGGGAAAGCCCAGGTACCAGGGTAGTCGCAAGATAGGCTGCGTTTCGTCAGCAAGATTTGGTTGCCGGAAACAAACATCACCCCGGCTGCGCGTTTTAGCTCAGCCATGGTTTGCCTTTAAAACCCCGATATTTATCATTGTGCTGCGACTCGCTCTAAGCTTTTAATGCCCAAGACCGTAAGCATATAATCCGGCACACTGGCGAGATTGTACACATAAACGTAGCTACAGCGGCAAAAGGGCTCTTCGCCGGGCTGCGTAATCTGATCGGTATAACCGGCAGGGCCGACTTTCATCAAACCTTTCTGCATCGCCCAGTTACCGCGGATCGCATAATATTTCCTGTCACGCTCTTTATGGTCGGGCCGATAGTTGTACCCCGGCTGACGCCAGCGTGAATCCCAAACAGCACACAAAGCGTTATTGTCGAGTGCGATGATATCGTTGATATTCGATATCAGCTTGTGCGCTTGATCAATCAACACGCGCCGCTCTTCATAGGGTAGTGAGGTAAGGGGCTTAGTTAAATTCTCCTTAACTTCTTTCACTTCTACTACGTTGCTCCCGCCGGCCGGTACCGAGGTCGACCAACCTTCAAAGCGCTGAATCGTCTTGCGTATCGTTTCCTCGCGATGCAACTTGATCAAATTGCGTGAGGCTTCCATGCGCCGCTCTAACTCGCGATGCAGGCTAGGTTTCATCTGGTCGATCGTAAATCGCGATATGCCCGGATGCACTTTGTACACGCCGTCTTTCTCGATAAAACGCGTGTACACGGTACGCAGCATGCCGTTCAACATATTTTCGACCATGCTTTGCGGGGTGTAATGCCTGGCCGCAGCCTCGCGTATCACGAGTATCCACCGCTGGATACGCGCTTGCGAGTCATAGCCGTGCGCTTCGATATCGCGGATCGCTTCGGTGATGACTTGGAAAAAGGATTTGCTAGCCATGGGCCGAGGTCAAAGGGATGAATTCTTTGTCTTTGATATAACCGAAACGATGCGTCTTTAACATCGTGCTCGCTACTTCCTGCTGGGTAAAAAGTTCAACAAACCAAGTGCAAATAGCCTCAGAGTCAAAATCTTCTATCCTTGCAGCAACATAATGCTTGGCGCCCGTCATACTTTCGTATTCAAACACCGGATGCATCGTAACGAGTTCGATCCTATGGACCTTGGTATCGACTCTAACACGCAGTGTGTACTTATCGAGCATAACGACCCCTTGATTAGGCAGTTACAGCAAAAGGCTTCGGTCGACTGGTCGGCGTCTCGGCTTGCTGAGTGTCTTGCTGTGCTAACTGACTAGCGGCATCCTCGCTAGCCTGTTGCTGTTTCTGCAGGAAGGCAAGCAACTCGTCAAATTCAAGCATAAGCGGTGTGCTAAACATCAGCTTCATTTCGCTGAGGTTATCCGAGGCCCAGCGCATAACCTCAGCTTTATTAGTCGGGTCGACTAAGGGCGTCATAACTTCCATCACGGCGACAATAGCTTTGAGCTTCACATCTTCGACCTTGACCTGTTCGCTTTCCGGCTCAATCAGCAGGGAAGGCCAAGTAGCACTAAAGCTATTTTTCCATTTGTAAAAAGCTTGCTCGTAGGGGATAGCTTGATACTCAGGGAAGTCGGCTTGCACGCACGCATAGAACTCGGGGGACCAAGCGCGATGCATCGTAATTTCATCGAAATAAGCGTAGGCCGGATTGAGCCACTTACGAATATTGTCGATATATCGCGCCACGTTCTTAGCGTCCTCGGTACCTTCCCCGAAACCTTCCGCGAAGGTCTCGCTATTCAATAGCTTGGCCGGCATATCCGCGGCGACAGCGACGTTCTCTAACACGTTCTTACGTGCTACCGTCATAGCGGTATCTGCGTTTTTCAGGTCAAGTGTCTCAACCGAATCTTCCGGGCCAATGTTGATCACATTGTTAGTCGTCGCTTCTTTCAACAAATCCCGCTTACGCCCCGCGGCGCGCTGCATCAAGTTAGTGATAACACCTGTGATCTGTTTCAGCTTGGCGATCAGTACCCCGGCCTTGCGCGTCACAAGATCATCGGTACGCATTGATTCGATAAACGTCTTAAGTGGGTAGAGTGCCCGCTGATAGACCGAGCACCCGACATAACCGAAGGCCGAGCCCGTGTAATCGAGGAATACCGGCTCTTCATTCATTAGCACACAGGCGCGGCTGCGGTGATAAACCTGGCCGGCGGCCGTCACGTCCTTGTATTTCAGGAAGTCAGGTGCATTAGGATCTTGATTAAGCACGAGTGAGCCCGACGTATTCAAAGGGTCGAGTACGTTGAAATAGAGTTCAAGCTTAGGCCACTTGAACGGGTCGATCGGTTTATCTGTCGGGATATTGACGGCGCCGACGATGACCGTCGCAACCCCGTACACCCGAGATAGCGAACCAACGTTGAGGATGTTCTTGTCATTCTCAAGATTCAGCCACTCGTCCTCAAAAGCTTTGCGCAAACGATCTTCGGGGCCACCGTTAATCGTTATCTTGCGCTCTTGGGATTGCGCCATCTTAATCGGCGCGCGCGCCATCTTGGCGCCGAGCGGGTGATAGCGATAGATCAGCTTACACAATTCGTAAGAAGGCGAGTCGCCTGGCTGGATATCGCCGCCGCTCATAATCTGAGCAAAAGCTTGCCCTGTGCCCGTGCCGTTGCTGATTTCGTATTCGGCCATGATTTAAATCCTTAGTAGCCGTCGCCGTTGCCGAGGGCCAAGCTGATACCGTAAGTGAAGCAGTCCAGTAAATCATCTACTTGATCCTTCACGCCTATCTTGAATCCGAGCACTTGGGTGAGAAAGTGATTCCGGGTCTCGCCTTTGTATTGCACTACCTTATCGTAAGCGTATTGAGTGATCTTAACGAGGCCTTGATAGACATAGCCTGAGACGCTAATCGCCCGTTCATCCTTGCCTAGTGCCGTAAGTTTACTGTCAATTGCCTGTGCAGGCCACCCGCGACGCAAGGCCTGCTGGATAAGGATAGTACCTGAAGCCTTATCTTCGATGAAAGCGCCCTGTGATCCGTTACGCGCCTTGGTCTTAACGCACAGCGCTTCTAGGTTCTGGAAAACCGTGGGTAGCCAGGTCTCAAGCAGCGCGCCTTCGATCTGCAGCACATCCCAATCCAAGATGGTAAGCGGCTTGCCGTGGAACTCGGAATATCCATAATACGTTACGCCGGTACCGTCGTTATCCTTGCCTGTCTTAACTGCTGTATCGATCACGGCGAACACAGTATCGATGTGCTGAGGGGTCGGCACGGGCACGCCGTTATCGAGCATCGCCGTGAGGCTAAAGAATTGCACCCCGGACCAATCCACGAACTCAGCGAGGTATTCTTGCTTAAAGACAAGCGGGTGATTCTGTACCCGGAGTAGAGCTAACTCCTCGGGCGGCAGGAAAGGATTGCTATGCGACGGCGCATGATAGCTGATAAACCCGTGCTTGTTCTCAGGGTCATTGCATATCTTGTAGAAGAAATTATCTGGGTCAACCCCGTTCGGCGTACTCGCTGCAATTGCTGTGCCGCGATAGTCGAGCAGGGTAGGCTTGATGGATTTGGCCCAGATATCCATCATATTCGGTTTAGCAAAAGCCACTTCGTCAAGGATGGCTTTGTGGTACTTGCGGGACCGGCCGGCACGCGGGTTCTCTAAGGTCCAGAAGTCAATCCGGCCTCCTGTGACTAGCCGGATCACACCTTCGGTTTTAGACGACCGACGCTTAACGACTTCCAGGATATCAAGGATCTGTTCATATACCTCGGTCTGCTGCTTATACTCCGGCGTAAACCAACCAACCGACTCACGTTTAACCGCAGCATCGCAAGCAACCGTAGTCAGATATTCAGTCTTGCCCCAGCGGCGCCCGCATCGCAATACCTTAAACCGGCCACGTGCGAGATGCGCGTTTATCTGCCCCTGGTGTAGTGTAGGCAGGATGATTTCAGGCATCGCGATTCACCCCGTCTTCAGCCTGTTCGAGATACGTCACTTTCGGCTCTTCGCGGATTTGTGCGTCGGCCGGCAAGCCACCGATGATACGGATCAAAGCCGGGTCGTCAGCGCCTTCCTGATTAGTTGCGCTACCCTGGCTAATGCGATAGTCCATTTGACTAACCCTAACCTTTTTAGGCGTCATGCGCCCCATGATCCATTGGCGTGTCGTTATCTGTAAGTTGGCACGTTGAGTGTTGTCAATGCGTTTAATCTTTTGCTTGGTGATACGGATTTTAGGCTTGCCTGTTTCGGGGTCGATAACAAGCTTGCCGCGCCGATACACTAGCTCTTGTTCAGTCTCTTCGATTAGCGAGATACGGTCATCATCGGCAATCTGGACACACTCGTCTTGCATAGATTGCAAGCGGACCTCAAGCGCAGCCGCGTACATCTCTGCTACGCCTTTAAACTCAGGGTATTCTTCAGGTGCCGCAGCCTTATCGAGCCAGGTAAATAGCAGGCTCATACTCGGCATGCCAGGTTGATTAGTCGCGTCAGTAACGGTCATTCCTCGCACACCTGGGCCACCGGCGATATAGCTACAAAGCTCGGTCATAACCGCATGAGTAAATGTGACAAGCTTTGTAGGCTTATACTTCGCGGCCTTGGGCGTGATGGCCTTCATGTACGCCTCTTGCACCTCTTCAACTTGAGCGAGCGCAGCAGCTAACTCTTGCTCAAGTTGCTCCTTGGTTTTAGCTTTAGCCATGGTGCTAGCTCGGTAATTGCCTCCGGTTATTCTGAATAGATAAGCGTGATATTCGCCGCAGTGCCGCCGGCCGTTGTGACGTTGAGCGCCGTAGCGATTGGGATATTCACCGGATAAACATTAACGGCTGTAGTAGACAGTGTAAGTTTCACGTTAGATCCATCGTCAACCACGATAGTCGAAGTCACACCGGCCACTCCAACGATGATGCTTTCGAGTAACGTTGGTCCTGTCGTTACGGCCAGAGTCTCATTGGTCGTCAGGTTGACAACATGCTGAGTTGAGCCGCTACCTGCAGGTGCGGGGGCAATCCAGACAGGGATAGCAGAGGCAGGGTTGGACTGAGAATTAGGGAAGGCCATAGTGTCACCTCAAAATTATCGATGGAACCGCGGGGATATCCAGTTACGATTTAACTTGCGCTTGCGTAACGACCGAAGGCGCTTGTCTCTCTGTTGCTGCATAACACGCATGTCAAACCAATCAGGCGGATCGATAGCCGTTGAGCGAACGGAAACAGCCCGCTTTTCAAGGCGAGCCTGCAGCTCCTCTAATTCATCTTCTTGATCCTGCGCCGCGCCTTGATCCTGCAGCATGGCAAACCTCGATAGCTTTCAGTTGTGTTATCTGACGGGGATTGTAACGGCAAAATCCATATACCAGTTGAAAACGTCCCAGGCGTGCTTATGCCCGTACACGACAATACAGCAATACCCTTTACGATGCGCCGCTGCGGCAAACTCAACTTGGGCCTCGCTTTGGCCCCCGTTCTTTTCATTTTGTCGGCCTAAGCGCTTGAACTCTAAATAGAGGCCAAAATAACCGCCCCTTGCTTCTTGTATACAATAATCGTATACACCTGCGCGAACACCTTCGGCGGCTAGACGCACACGTTCTATCTCACCACGGGAGCCGCCGTTAGGTACGGCGTAGCCCAGTACGTCGGGATAAAACGTTTTTAACTTAGCCGTAAATATAACTTGGTCGGTATGTTCTAGTTTTATCTTAGGTTTAGTAGGCTTCGTAGCCTTAGTTTTAACTTTAACCCCTATCTCAAGAGATTTAGTAGTCTTAGCAAGCGTAGCAGGCCTAGCGAGAGGTTTTAATAAAGCTGCAATTTTAGCCATCTTTACCCCCGAAAAGATCAGGTCTAAGCGTAGCAGCGCTAAATTTAGGATTTACCTTTTCAACAAGTTGCGCTCCTTTAGCGCTAATTTGCCCGTAAGACATCCATCCGGCGGCTCGGCCTTCAGGTATAGCTAAAATTCGGGCTAACTGCTTAGTTGAGCCCCCGTAAAAATCTAGTAAATCACGTAAAGCTAAACGCTTAGCCGCCTTAAAATTATCCGACTTAGCCATAAAACCCCCTCTTTATCCAATTTAAAAGTTAAAAAGCTTTTTAACCTTGTCAGGTACACCGTCTGGTACGCACTCAGAACACCCCTGTGTACGGGCTGAAACCCTTACCTGTATTGGGTTTCAGCGATTTGGTACACGCGGTGCACCGGAATCGACAAAACTCTATCCTGACGCATAATGTATATATCGTAATATCACGATATATCATTTCTTCTTCTACTCTCTTTATTACTTTTTCAGTGTACCAGTGTACTAAAAGAAAGAAAGAAGAATGAAATCAAGTACTTAAGTCGGTACACAGGTAGTGTACCTCCTGTGTACATCAGTGTTCTTCAGCTATGTTATCTAAATTCCCTCCTATCGCATCCCGCACTAAATCAAGATCAGTGCAGTTAGACCAAGCCACGTCCTTCGTATAAATAGTGTGTAGCCCCCGGCCTAATTTAACCCTGGACTTATAAGTTGCTAGCGGCACACGCACATAACCCATCTTGGCTAAGGTGCGCAGCATGCGGGTAGGCCCAGGCCACGGTAGAGCCCCGCTAAGCGGCCAGACGGTGCGCAGCCAGGTCACAGACAGCAGCGTCTCATTCATGCCCAGGGCGCGGCCTCCTTGATCAAGCAGATCCTCTAGCATGCGTTCCTCGTCGTTACGGCTGACCTCAACCATGCGGTGCTTACCCTGGCTCTCCGGTGCTCGCGCATTGTTATTAAACGCTTCGGATATCACGCGCTCGGTAAAATACTTACGCAAGCTACCTGCGTTGGCGCGCATAGACTCAAACAGCCAGCCGTAAAACTTTTCATGTTTAACGCGGTACTGGCGCGCTTCCTCTTTAGTTTTAAAGCGCGTAAAAATAACGTAATAGCGGGTGTTGTCTTCGTCGAGAGGTAAAGCATCTTCGAAGTTAGTAAACATCATGTAGTTAGTTACGTTGACGGCGGTGTACGAAGTCTTACCCTTGGGGTTGATATGCACCGAGCCGTTCGAGATATAAGGTTTCATCTTGTTAAGAATCGCGTACCGGTCTTTACCCTCTAAACGGATCTCTTCGACAAAATTAAGCAAGGAGCCGGCAGCCCAATCTTGGAAGTTGCCGCCGAGCATCGCAGGGTCAACCGGTTTGACGTTCGAGGTACCGAGCATGGCTTGACACATCTCGGCTAAAAACGTCTTACCGATACCCTCATGTCCCCACACTAAAATTGCCCAACGGATCTTCTTACCCGGCTGTTGAACCGTCCAGGCGATGTAATCAAGCAGCATCTCCCGGTCCCGCGGGTCTTCGATGACGGCCTCTAGGTGGCCGAGCATGGCTTTTACGATCTCTGTGCCTGCAGTATCGTAAAACTGCGGCAACGGGGCGCCGGTATCTTTATAAATATTTGCCCAAGTACCCAGTTCATCGGTAAAAATTAAAGGCTGACCAGGCCGATAGCGTGCGCCGTTTAAAACTTGCATACCGTAAATATCCGTTGCAAGGGCCGAGGCGTTGCGCTGATCGTCAGGCATTTTTACGCGTTTATTAAAAATAGCGTTAAAGCTGGCAGGGCTATACGCTTTAGATTGCGCCGTGCTAAAGAACTCGTCATTCTCAGCGAGGTAGTACCAACCTTCCCACAGAGCCGACAGCGCCCCGTTAGAGTGCTCCCCTGGGGCAAGTACCTCGGATGACCCGGCAGAGGCGCCAGGGGCCGATTTGAGGGCTTTCTTGACATCAGCTAGCGGGACGGTCGAGCCTAAAAGTGCACTTGCACGCGATTTAACTGCGTTTTGGATCGGAACCGCCATCACCGGATTAGCTGAAACGTACTTACGGAGGTCTTTAGTCAGCGGGCCGTCCATTAAATCGGTATAAGACTGCGCTTCGGCAATCATCTTATTTAACCGTAACCGGTAAGATTCGGCTTGAACGTTTTGTTCGGTTTTAGCCCAGTGAAAGATAGACGCGACGGTAACGGCGCTATCGCGGGTTTCGCTAAAGCTATTCCACTTGGCCAGTAGGCTATCGACGCCGTTATAATTTTTACCGGTTTGTGACCATCGGTCCCATACGTCGACACCTTCTAAGTTGCCGTCGAACTGATGATGCAAGGCCATGCCGACGTGTACCCATTGATCATAGTCGTCGGCATTGATAAAACTTAGCAGGTGATCAAGCTGAGTCGGCTCGATCGGTGCGGGCGCTTTTCGGTCAAGGAGCGCATCAACATCTGTCGGCGTGAGATCCGCAGCAACCCCGAAGGCGCCCCGTTTAAGGAACACCCACTTACCGGCGGTGACCATCTGCGCACCAAGCGCTTCGAAGGCAGTGAGTACGGCTCTACAGTCGACGAGCCGCAAGAGGGGTAGCTGAAAGTAAGGTGTAGTGGCAGGGCTATCTTCGGGCCAGATATACGGGCGCTGAGTCCCTGGGTGAATGTGCAGAGCGGCATACTGTTGTCCTTTACCTAGAATTTCGATGCGATGCGTAATTGTCGGGTCCGTCGCATCGGCGTATTTAGCTGATAGCATTTTGCTAAACGGCTGATCGGTACGAAAAGCGAGTAGGGCGCGAGGCGGACGGCCGATTCGCCGCAACCCTTGGCCGATGTGCATATCGATCCAGTCCACCATCGTATCGACTACAGATTCATCGGATACGTCGATATCGATAGCCGGCGCCCACTCGGTAATGATGCCGATACCTGCATGCGCGTGGCCGTTGGCTAACCACTTATTAAGATTGTCGAAGGAAGGCTGTACCGTGCTCCACCCTTTCATCCCCGGATGTTTTTCCCCGGGCTGTATGGGCACGATGTTATAGCCATTGGTCAAAAGCTGACTACCATATTGGCTTAGCTCGTTCATAATTTTCGCTGTTATGAGCTTAGAAAACGAAGCCCCTCTAAACAACCAAGGGGCCTACAGTAAAACGTGTTGTGTTGCGTGAGACTACTCGCCTTTAACAGGCTTGTTAAATTCAAGCTGTACGCCGAGGTAATTGATACAGGAAGCAGTGAAACTCTCAGCTACTTGAATGTACTGTGCGGAGCTGAGACCTGGGCTTAGCGCAAGTTTAGCCTCCGCGAGAGTAAAACCCTCGGACCAGACACGTTGAGCAAAAGCGATTGCTTGATCTTCAAGCGTAGCCGCGGTGATTTGTTCGAGAGGAGGTGCATCTTGCAGATAATCTTCAGGAATAAAGTCTTCTTTTAGGCCCTCAGGGATATCGCTATGGGCAGTAGCACCTTTACGCTTCGCATCTAAGGCGCTATTTAAGGCAACAAAAACCTCAGCATCTTTTAGCCGTGCAAGGCTCTTGTCTTGCTCAAGTGCGTCATCATAGTCCGTAGGCATCGGTGTCTCCTTAGTAAAATCAGCTAGGAAATGTTGTTTGAGAAAATCAGCTAGGAAATGTTGTTTGAGAAAATCAGCTACTTCCTTAGGGTTAATAAAATCAGCCTCGTTGCAAACACAAACATCGTTTAAGAGCACAGAGCAGCGAATCCCTTGAAAAAGGACATCTATGTAAAAGCGATACACACCTTTCCACCCGCGGAGCGTTCTACGGAAAGAGACGTCTCCTCGTGACCCTCGTATCTCAGCGATCAGCACCTGGAAAGGGACAAGGATTAACGTATTGGTCATGGTTTTTGCTCCGGCAAAGGGTTAGCTTTCAAGTAAGCCTTAGCTGCTGCAAGCTTGCTCTTAAATACCGGGTCTTTCAGCCACGCCGGATCGAGCACCTTGATATCCGGTCGAATATCCTCTAAATTCATCGGGAATCCCGGGAGAAGGCCGAGTAGCAGGGCGCCGTTGCGGCTGATCTGCCCGCGGTGCTTCATATAGACAATTGCGACAGAGGATACCCCCAGGATACGAGCGAGATTATTACCGCTGCCCGCAAGGGCTAAGGCATTAGCTACACCTTGAGCGCAACTTTTTTTGTACTGTGCATCTTGCTTCGGGCTGACCTTAACCCGTGCCCCTCTTGCAGTCATATGCTTGCCTCCTGTAGTTAAATAGTAAAAGTTAAGTTGCAACTTAGGACTTAGTGTAGCATACGGGTCTAGCCCTGCAATAGAATAATAAAATTCTTGCACGGCAAAGATTAATACCCTATAGTACCCATAACAAGGAAAATGTGTCATGCACGGGGACTTTCTACTGGTTTTCGCTTTTGTCGCACTGTGCTTCGCCTGCATCGGTTGGACGTTTTTAAAGCTTATTGTAAGACTTGTAATGTACGCAGTGATCTTCATGATCATCTATATTATTTTGCACCAAGGGGCTAGGGTCAGCGCCCGCCCAATTGGAGCTTTAACTTCACAGGAGTATGTAGCGTGAGTCGATTTCACCCCGAATTAAACGCCTTCGATATCGCACGCATGCTTGTGCTCGGCGCGCGCGATTGCCTAGGCGAGCTAGCCGCAAGCGCCTTAGCCTTTGTCGTCAGCTCACCTAGAGTTGCAGACTGGCTGATTGAACGTGCCCAGCGCACGCCGTACATCCATATCGGTGAGGGGCCGGAAACCTATATGTACCGGTACTGGCTGTTCAATGCTTATGATAGCTGGACCCACAAATGCAAATACGCGCCCTTCATTAAACACTCAGCACGTATCCACGAGATTATGCGCCCGGACAGCAGCCGAGATCATCATGACCACCCTTGGAACGCTCGCACATATATTTTGAAAGGGTGGTATATCGAGCAGCGTGAGGATGGCCGCACCTATCTGCGTCAACCGGGGGATACCGTAGCGATAAACTTTAACGAATATCACACGATTATTTCGGTAGCCCCCGGCGGCTGTACCACGCTATTCGTGACAGGCAAATACCGCGGTATCTGGGGGTTTCTTGTCGACGGGGTAAAGGTGCCGCACTTTGACTATGATAAGGGCCGAGTATGAAGACCTTCAAACAGAAATTTGACGCTTGGCTACTCGGGGATTGGGCACTGATACAAACCGCTTGTATCTACGGGGTTTTCTGCGGCGCGGTTAATTTCCTAGTTATGAGGTACGTATCATGAAACCAGATTGGAAAGATGCACCGGCATGGGCTCAATTTGTTGCAATGGATTCTAACGGCGAGTGGTATTGGCATGAGCATAAACCCGCTTGGATTAAACGGGCTGGCCGTTGGGCAAACCCTGGGCTAATGGAAGGGTTTGACATTGTTTCGGCACTCGAATCTCTTGAGGAAAGACCATGAAACCAGATTGGAAAGACGACGCACCGGCATGGGCACGATATTTAGCAATGGACGCCGACGGGGCCTGGAGTTGGTTTGAGTACGAGCCCCAGTGGATTCCTAACATGGGGCATTGGAGCGCCGCGCCGAGGTATGAGCAAGCGTATCACACCCTGGAACAAGCGGCGAATAGTCTTGAGGAAAGACCATGAAAACCACTTATACGCGCTGGCCTTTGTCGGACCTTGCGCTTACTTTGGGTGCCGTCTACATGGCAGGCATTGCAACCGGCGCCGCCGTAGTCGTAACGGCGCGCTGCTTATTAGGAGTGATTTAAGGTGGAAAAACACTATCGGATAAGAGTCACAATTGAAGAGATCCAGCGCGATAAGTTCGAGCCGTGTGCGTGTGCGGACACGATGGCTATAGTGGACATCATGCCAGGGAGGCCGAAGAGTGAAATACGTCGGGTGCTATCTACCTGGGTACAAACACGTGCACTGGAAGTAGCGAAAGTATGCAGCGAACAATTTATCCTGTCGGAAGTAGCCAAGTGGGGCAGACTATGAAACGACCAACGTTTAAATGTATATCATGCAACGAAGATCACCCGATACCAGATTGCGTCAGCCCCGGGTGCCGCAATTTCGCGGCCGGCTGGCTCGCTTATCAGGTTGAAGTTTTACGCCCGGGGGAAGAGTCGGTAATCGTTACTGTGCTGCCAGATATCGTTGCCTGCGAATCGTGTTGCACTAAAGAGCGTATGGCCGATATCCGCCCCGGCATCTTAGAAATGTTCGACGCTGAAACGCTAGCTGCGATTCCTGGCGCTTCGGAAGTCGGCGCAATTCGGGCCGTCATTCTTGAGTTCGGGTCAAAACTTGAACAAGAAGCAATTAAGCAAAAACTTGACAGACAATTGCGCGCACTTTTGTCGGGTAGCGATGTGCTAGCTCAAGAGTTGCAAGTGACTCAGGCAAGCGCTGATGACCTGAAAGCTTTACGCCCGACGCTGCATTAACTGCGAGTACCTAGCCATGGCAATCTACTATTACCGCGACGGCCGCGAACACAAAACCGAGTTTGCGCTACCCGTCAATCATCGCGGCGAATATAGGCGCCACGGACACGCGACGTTGTACACAGCAGCCCGATTGCAACAGCTTAACGAAACAAAATGGCTAAGCGAGGCGCATGCATCGGCACGTAGAACCTTGGCCCAGCATACGCCCGACGAATGGCGAGAGTTATACCAGTGCGATTTTACCGACGCGATAAAACGCGAACAGGAAGCGCTCTATCTCGCTAACGCCGAGACGATGGCCGGCATAGAAGCGCTGCACAATCAACACGAAGTTCTGTTGAATCTACGGGAAAAACACACCCATGGTATGTATTTAATTGAAGAGGATTTCCGTGAGGCTAAACGTGCTATCCAAGAAGTTGCACGACGCGTTATCTCAAGCGCTGCGGCTGACTTGAAGCGCATATGACTTTTACCCCGTGGAAACCGAATTGCATAATCGATAACCTCGGGGGCTATTACCTTCCTGTAACTGAACATCCTATTTCCTTGACGGCGATGATCGTCACAATCGTAATTTACAAAATGATGCGAGGTCAAAAGTGAAACCAGACTGGAAAGACGCACCGGCATGGGCTAGATATTGCGCCAAAGACGCAAAAGGAAACTGGTATTGGTTTGAGGATAGGCCCTCAACTCGTGAAGAATTCGGTGTCTATCAAACCCGTGGACGGTTTCTTTCTGTGCGCGTGCGATCGTCCATTTCTTGGCGTAATTCCCTTCAGGAGCGGCCATGAAACCGGATTGGAAAGACGCACCCGCATGGGCAAACTACTTAGTTCAAAGGCCGTCCGGTATTTGGTACTGGCTTGAAGTTAAGCCTCAGTGGCTTTCTAATCAATCAGCGAAAAACTTTGAGACGCGGCCTCAGTGAAATTACCTCAAGCGCATCAATACTCAGGGTATCAGTGGCTGCGTGATCACCCGAAAGGTTTGTGTGCCGATGATATGCGGTTAGGTAAAACGCTTACCGCTACGTTGTCGGTGCACGATAAAGGCCCAGGCGTGATCGCGTGCCCCGCTTCCGCTAAGTTAATCTGGCGGGACCATTTTCGTGAGTTGAATCCTCGCGTCAAGATCAACATCTTATACGGTCGTAGCGCGCACATTATCGAGGACGCCGATGTTTATATTACCAATTACGATATCCTCGGCGACAACCTCGTCCGTATTCCTAAACGTGCTCGATACAATTGGTTTTTGCCGGATGAATTTCATATGCTCGGGAACCCCATGGCGCGCAGAACGGGGGCCGCGCAACATCTGGCTCGTCATTCATTAATCTGCCACCCGTTGAGCGGCACGCCGATGCCTAACCGGCCCATAGAGTGGTGGCCGATGCTCAATGCGCTCGATATTACGAGCATGAATTACCCGACGTTCGCGAAGCGCTACGCTGCGGCGTGGCATGCACCCTGGTCGAAAGATAAGCCCTATGGACTGGATGTACGTGGCGCGTCTAATCTTGCTGAGCTACATGATCTGACGGCGCCGCACATCTTGCGCCGTATGAAGTCGCAAATTATCGAAGGCTATAAGTCGCCTGAGATAGCGCTGATCACCTTTGACCGACCTGTCGATAGTCGTGAAAGTGGTTTTAACCGTGAGGTGTTGCGGCAAACAGAGAACCCTTTATTGTCGATTGAGGGGCTATCCGAGGTGCTGAAAGAGAGTGCGCTTCGTAAGCTCCCGGACTGTATTGAGTTCATCGAAAACCGTTTGCAGGAGGAACAAAAAATAATTGTTTTTAGTTACCACCACGAGGTAATAGATGCGCTACAATTAAGGTTAGCAGCTTACCCCAGTGTCCAAGTTACCGGGCACAACACGACAGAGCAGAAGTATGCGTTAGCTGCGCATTTTAGATCTGACCCGGATTGTCGGTTATTTTTCGGCAACATCGTATCAGCAGGACAATCGATCGATCTAAGCGTTGCCGATACGATTATCTGCGTAGAGACAACGTTTGTACCGTGGCATTTTCGGCAAGCGATTGAGCGCACCGAATCCGTGTTTAAAACCGGCCGTGCTGCATCGGTCTATGTACTCACTACGGAGAATTCGATAGACCACTTTTTACTTGAACGAATTTTTAGCAAAGAGCATGTTATCAGCCAAGTCGTAAAACCAAGCTATTTGTGAGGGGTTATGCAAAACGAGCATCAGTATTTCACTGTTGAACGAGGGCTACCAGCTAGGCTTGTAAGCCGTTCGGAAGCAGCAGAGATTTACGATAAAAAATTGCCGGGGATGCGTATATTTTGCGTAGACGAAGATTCGCTTATCTTTGAAATCAAAAGGAACAGCACACTAGGTCACATGGAATTTGTAACGGTTAATTAGTTTGTACCGCAGTGCCGAAGTACCCGGGCTCACGCCTAAATCTCTAAATTTAAACAGGAGTCACCTAAATGTCTGAAGCTTATAAAAACGCCCTTGAGGAAGCTGCAGCACTCGCCTCTGAACTATCGTCGGCGTTGTTTGAAGTTGCCGCGCAAATCCCCGGCCTTGCACTTACCCCTCTCGCACCGGCGGCCATGGCTATCCCGCCGGTACCGGCAGCGCTCGCAACCCCTGCTGCACCGCTCCCCCCTTCGGCTATGGCCGTTCCGCCGGTACCGACAGTGCCCGCTGCACCCGCAGCCCCTGCCGCACCTGCATCCGGTAAGCGCACCCGTCGCACCAAGGAACAAATTGCACAGGATGTCGCCGCCGTTGCCGCCGGCTTTCCCGACCACGCCGCTATGCTTGCCGCCCAAGGTGGAGCTGTTCAGCCCGGAACAGTGGGCGGCGCTCCGGCTGCACCAGCGTACACGCCCGCTATGCCCACGGCCCCTGTTGCACCGGGGGCAGTACCAGCCGTGCCAGCAGTGCCACAACCCCCAGTGCCCGCTGCACCCGCAGCGCCGGCCGCTCCCGTCCCCCCGCCTGCACCGGTTCCGGTAGCTACACCTCTAGATGATTTGCAAGCTGCGTTTATCAGCTTTGCAAGCATGATCGAAAAGCGCCCGAACGGCGTAGGCCATGGTATGGGCCAGGCAGGGCTGCTACTCGGCAAGCTCGGCTATACCCGCCTAGAAGATATCCCGGCGGAGTCGATCGATCACGCGATCAAATACGTGTCCGACTATCACAAATACATCGAACTGGCGCCGGGTACCTGGGTAACGGCCGATTAAATCGCCCGAATAACTTTGACCGTCTAGGAGTTGGCGAGAAAGCCTAGACGGCTTTTAACTTTAGGAGTCAGTCATGCAAAAACTTATCTCGGGCGGCCGTCGACAAGGAATAATGGAGGCGATGAAACTCGCTATTAACCGTTTCCTGAAACGCAGCGGTAAGCCTACGTGGCACGCCCCGCACATCGGCGCAAAGGAACAAGAGCGCGCTCAGCGCTGCATTATGAGTACGCATCACCGGGGCGATATCAGGCTCCCCCGTGCGGCGCCGACAATGCAGCAAATGAGCAAACGTCGGTATTTTGATCTTGTCATTTTCGACGAGGCGGATCATGCAAATAGCGACGATTGAACTGCCGATACGCGAGCATAGCGAAGTCGGTGCGTCAGCTCGGGAGCGTTTCTCTAAATGCCCTGGCTCAGTGCGGCTATCGCGCTATGCGCCGCCCGAGGTGCCACGGGAATATACCGAGGATGGTATTGAGGCGCACGCCTTCGCTGAGGTTGTCCTGAAGGAGCGTGATCACGGTCAGCGTGCGGTACTTTATGCAACATGGACAAATAACGGCGGCGACTTGGAGATTTTCCGCTCTGTCGTCAGCTATTCCCGCTATTTCGAGAGGTATGCCAGTATCCCCGGCGCCATTTACGGTATCGAAGATGCGCTAGACTTATCTTGGCTTGTCGAAGATGCCCGCGGGCGCTGTGACGCCTGGGTGTATGTGCCTGCAGGTTTTATTGAGTTGGAAACTGGCGAGGTATTTGAAGGACCGACGCTACATGTTTTCGATTTTAAATTCGGTAAGCTGCAACGTTACGCAAAAGAACACCCCCAAACACTTTACTATGCCAGTGGGGCGTTTTTTAATCTTGTGCGTACCGGCGTGCAATACCCGAAGCGGGTCGTCCTGCATATCTTTCAGCCTCGCGTCGAGAACCGCAATCGGCTATACGAGCATCACGACGTCTGGTCGTGCGATCTGCCCTATCTTGAACAAGATGCGATCAAGCTGAAAGATGAAATACTGGCTACCCGTGAGCCGGATGCGCCGCTTAATCCCGGCGTCGAGCAATGCCGTTTTTGCCCTGCTGCCACTATCTGCCCGGAACTGCAGAAGCCGGGGTATGAGGCTGCTAAACAGGCTATCGCGGAGCAGAATTCAGCTGGCGCCGCGCTACCTGCACTCGCCACGTTTGAGGAAGTCATGCAAGATGACAATCAGAAAATTCGGGCCGCCTACTTGGCCCGCTCCTGGGCCAATCAGGTTATCGAGCAAGGGAAAGAACAAGCTTTTCGGGGTCAGAAATTTGCAGACTTTGCTCTGTTTAACGGCAATCGCCTGCGTTACTTATCTGACGAAGCCAAGTTTAGAGAGGCTTTTCCGCCAACCCTCTACCCGGACTGTTATGAGCAGCCCATCGCTAAATCCGTGGCACAGATTGAGACGGTGCTAGCTGCGCATCCTTTCGGCGGTAAAAAGCTTGTTAAGAGACTTGACGAGGAATTTACTCGGAAAGGATACCCGAAACCGATTTTCGGCCCGAAAGAGGGCGCACGGCGTAAGGAATATACCGGCGACGAAAAATTTATCGAAGAGTGGTCAGCCGAGCTTGCTGATCACGTGCATAAAAATCCACCTGATACGCCGACCGAAACACGCGGCCCGGAGGGTCAGTCTTTGCAAAGGGTTATTGTCAGGCATGATTATTCGCAAGATCACTATTCCGAAGATGGTAAATTGCCTGACTCCCCGGCTGAAACCCTTATTATCCCGCCCGGACCTCCGGCCTTTACCCCCGCCCCAGGAGCCCTTGATTTTCTGAAGTTGAAGTAAACTGCACATAACCGCGATCCCGAGAACCCGAGTACAAGCCTAAACCTTTATCCAGTGAGCCCTTATCATGAATGCACCGTTAGCCCCCGTTTATACCCCTCCCGGCGCTCCGCAAGTGCCTCCCGCTTATGCGCCCGCGGCTCCTGTCCCGCCAGCTTACGGTACGCCTGCACCGGGTACCCCTTACGGTGCCCCGGCTGCACCCCCTGCGGGCCCCGATCCGCGCCGCGTCAAACTGCACAATGTGCGCGTTTCCCACTGGTACGGCATCGAGGGCAAGCTGAACCCAAAAACCGGCGTGCTCGAAAAGACGACCAGTTTGCTTATTCCGAAGTCCGAAGCCACGTGGAATATGTGCCAGGTAGCTATCAATGCCGCTAAAGCTAAAAAGTGGCCTCACGATCCGACGAAATGGGCGGATTGTTCTTTACGCGACGGCGATTTACCTGCCCCGAGAGGTAAACCCCGGGGCCCGGAATGCAAAAATCACTGGGTGCTCAATACGGGTACGCCGAACGGGCGCGAACTGGAAGTGCGCCGCCTGGACGGCTCGCTGATCACCAACCCGCACGAAGTCAAATCTGGGGATTACGTACATTGCTCGATCACATTCTATGGATCAGACAATGACAACAATACCGGCGTATGGGCCTCGTTGAATAACGTAATCTTTGTGCGCCCAGGCGAAGCTTTAGCCAGCAGTAATATGATGGCTGAGGACGAATGGTCTGACGAGTTTGTTACGGGTAGCGTCCCGCAAGCTCAGGGGGCCACGCGATATGCGGCACCGATGCAACCCTACACTCCGGCACCGGCCGTCGCACCTCATGCTGTATCCCCTGGGTTCGCAGCACCTCAGCCTGCTATGGCCCCCCCTGGTCTTGTGCTAACGGCTAAAGCGGCCGGCGCATCGCTGCAATCGTTTTACGACGGTGGCTGGACCGACGACCAACTTGTGTTGCACGGCTATGCAGTACGCGCTGTTGCTGCGGCCCCCGCCGCCCCGCCGCCCCCTTCGGTACCTGCTACGCCGGCAGGTCTCGTTATGACGACTAAAGCGGCCGGCGCATCGCTGCAATCGTTTTATCAGAATGGCTGGACAGACGAGGCGCTTGTATCAAACGGATACGCCGTACCTCATTCCGACGTACCGTATTAATCCACGCTCTTCGCTTTAACCCGCCTGTCAGCCCGAAAAGCTGGCAGGCTTTTTAACGGGGTTAGCATGAAAATATTGATCAGCGGGGGCTGCGAAAAACCTAACTACGAAGAGATCGCTCTTGCACTTGACAGGCTACAGCGGCGAGAAAAACAAGAGTGCTTAGAGACTAAACGGCCTTTCGAGTTGACTCTTATCCTCGGCGGCCCGCATCTCACTGACGCGCTTGCACAGCGTTGGGCCTTCCTCGGCGGCATACCCGTTTTGCGCATTGAAACGAATTCTTGGTTTTACGGCCGTGCGGCCGAATCGGTGCGTGCATCCTGGCTAATGAAAACCACGGTACCCGACGTAGTGCTGTCCCTCCCCGGCGACGAAGTAGCGCCGATTATTACCCTGGCTCAGGCATACAATATACCCGTGGTTACGATATGAAACTCTCAGGCGACTACGAAACGTTCAACACCGAGCCGATTAAAAATTCGATGTTCAAGTACGCCGAATCGGACACGCTCGATATCTTGTGTATGTCGTATAAGATCGACGCGGCTCCGACGCGGATCTGGTACCCGGGGTTAGATGTGCGCGATCTAGCGTATGCGATGCGCGAGTGTGAAACGTTTCATGCCTTTAACGCAGGGTTCGAATATCTCATTACGCATACCCGTGCGGCGCGCTATTACGGCTTGCCCGAGGTGCCGCTTGCCAAGATGCGCGACACAGCACTCAAGGCCGCTGTGTGCGCTCTACCGCGCTCGCTAGGCCAATGCGCCGAGGTATTGGGTACGCCAATTCAAAAAGACGAAGAGGGTAAGCGCGTCATGCTGAAATTGTCGCAACCACGCACGCCGTCTAAGTCCAACCCGAGTATCCGCTATACCCCTCAAAACGCCCCTGAAGATTTTGCCAAGCTCTATGAATACTGCATAAACGACACCGATACCGAGGAAGGTATTGACCAGCTATTGCCTGAGCTGTCGCCGTTTATGGTGCAATTCTGGAAACTGGATTACGAGATTAATGCGCGTGGCGTGCCAATCGATAAACCCATGGTTGAGCATATCTGTATGCTGCGTGACGAATATATTGCACGCCTGAATACGGAGTGCCGCGCACTGACAGGCTATAACACGACGCATGTAGCCAAGCTCCATGCGCTGATCAATGAGCAGTTACATTTTCAACACCTGGCCGCCGACGAGAGGGGCCGATTTAAAGTACAAACGTTAGCGAGCATGGCGGCACCTAACGTGTCGATCGCGATCCAGGCGCTCCGTCAAGGTGCCGCACGCAGCGAGAATAATGCGCTTGTGCTGCGGGTCTTAGAACTACGCCAGCAGGCGGCCAAGACGAGCGTAAAAAAGTTTGACAGGATGCTATCGGCTATGTGCCGCGACGGGCGCATACGCGGTATGTTTTTAATCCATGGCGCCGGTACGGGCAGGCACGCAGGGCGCATTGTGCAATTTCACAACTTGGCGAAACCGGTCATTGGTACCCAGGTCCAAGACAAGAAATACCCGCAGCTTAAAGGGGTAAATGTACCGGTCTTAGTGGCAGAGCAGATCACGCATATGTCGCTTGATAACGTGCTGCAGTTTTTCCCTCGGGCGATGGACGTGTTTAGCTCAGTCTTGCGCCCTGCTGTGCTATCACCCCCTGGCCATCGCCAGATCGTGGTCGACTATAAATCGATTGAAGCCCGTATCATTTCCTGGCTCGCGAACGAAGAGTGGCGCCTAGAGGTGTTCCGCACACACGGCAAAATCTATGAAGCCGCGGCGTCTCGCATGTTCAACATCCCGATAGAAGATATCGGCAAAGATTCCAAGGTACGTCAATCTGGCAAAATCAGCGAGCTCGCCTTGTCCTTTCAAGGGGCGGTAGCGGCACTGATACGCATGGGGGCCATTAGCCAATATGGCTTAAAGTACGAAGAGCTATTGCCCCTCGTCAAATCCTGGCGCAAAGCGAATAGCCGGATTACCCAGATGTGGGCAGGCTTGCAAGAATTGATTATTGAGTCGGTACGATCAGGCCGCGTACTCAGCGGGTACCGATGTCATTTTGGTATGGAATATCACAATGCACCGGGTATGCCGCAATTCGCCACGTTCGTGATTCAGTTGCCGAGCGGGCGTAAGCTGTACTACCCGTTCCCCCGGCTGCGCAAGAATAAAGTGGTCTGGAATGACGAGACAGGACGCTACGAAATTTATGATAAGAACAAGCATCCATTAACTGCCCACGAGCGTATTATTGAGGTTAATTTCGAGACTCGCGGCGACGGTAGCAGCTTACTCGATCTCACCACACCCGAAGGCTCGTCTGAAAGTGAATACGTTACCTACCTACACCCTGGGTTTGAGGTACAGGAAAAAACGGAATTCGTTTTTAGGTCACAAGTTAAAGGTACGTTTTGGGGGTGGCAGTCAATGCATGGCGGGCTGGCGGCCGAAAACATTACTCAGGCTGTCGCGGCCGATATCTTGCAGGCAGGACTCGTGCGCACCGAAGCAGCTGGATATCAAACAATCTTGCATGTGCATGACGAAGGCGATGCACTCATGCGCTACGGCGTCGGTAGCGTCGAGGAATACAAAACACTTTTATGTGTATTACCGCCTTGGGCAGAAGGATGCCCGATAGACGCCGAAGGTATTGAAGTCGAACGTTATAGGAAATAGACCATGGAAGATCTAATAGAGGAACGTATGCGCGCCCTAGTTTTTCATGAAGATGGCACCTTTGAGCGTTATAGAGCCCGTGCTACGCAGGAGGTTCTAAGCGAGCAAATACAAGGAGCATGCGCAGGTATCCCCGAAAACGAAGCACTGCATAATGTGCTTCGTTTCCTAGCTAATAAAGCCCTGGGCGACGGCTATGTTTTTTAACTTCCTACGACAATGGAGGCAGGAGCGTGCTAGACGCAAAGTATACGCAGCGTATGAAGCGGGACTGATCGCTTGGTATCGAGAACAAGTTAAAAAAGAACAGCAAGTTCTTTCTCCTTATTTTCCGGGTACTGAGGAGTATTTAGCCTTCTTTGAAGGGTATAAGAACGCAGAAGCGCATCGGTACGTTTTAGGAGACCCCGACAATGTTTGATATTTTTCAAAAAGTGATAGCCCGGATAGGTCTTAGTAAAGCCAAGTGGGCGGGGCGCGAGGCGGCACTTTTAATTATTAATGAAAAGCAGATGACGTCTTGCCCTTATGCGGTCGGTACCCCCGAGCGTTATGCCTACTACGCAGGGTTTGCCGACGAGTGGATACACCACTATGACCACTAGACCCCAACCCTACCGCACTGACGTTGTGCACATGTTCGGGTTTTGGTGCCCATACCGCGCACCGATAAAGCCCCTTCCTAAACCTCAGGCAAATAGCAGCGGGGCATGTACTCAACCTTTGAGCGAAAATAGTTAAAAATAATTTACACGGAAAAGATTAATGCGCTATTCTGTAGTTACTGAAGCGCACAACCTTACCGGAGTATATGAAATGAGCACGACGAAAACCACAGTAAGCGGCGGCTTTCACAACGCCACCCCAATCACGCTCAGCATCCGCGGCGACAAAATGTCACTTCGTCAATATGACCGTCTCAACAAACACATGTGCGGCGTGTCGGGCTGTATATGCGGGTGGAGAGGCTTTGAGGTGACAGGCGTGACCAAGGAAAAGTTATTGGAAATGACTGAATTCGCTGATTACGCGCGCTACGCTTAAAGGTCGAAACCCGCTTAGCTGGTCTGTGCGTAGAGCACACACACACACACACACACACACACACACACACACACACACACACTGACGAGACCAAGGGACAGAGAAAATGAATAACGCCCAGAAATTTCAAGCCGAATTGACGACCCAATACACGCGCCTTTTCGCA